TCAGTACTCTTTTGTTTGAACCTGCTTGTTCAAATCACGCACTTGTTTTGTTAACTCCTGCACCGTAAGAACAAGATCCGCGATGATGGCCGTATGGTCTACGTTAAGGATATTGATCTTCTCGCCATCAATTTCTACATCGCCGCTTTGAAAGGTGTAAATCGGGTCAACTTTTTCAGCTTGTTGAGCAATAAATCCACGCCGACGGCGTGTTTCGCCTTTCATGTTGAACTCACATACCCCCAGCGCGTTAATACGCCTGGAGGCCCCTTCCTGGGATTCCGTAAAATCCTTTTTCAGCCGCACGTCTGAGCCAGTGGTCATAACATCGCCTTTAGGGGTGGAGATTGTCCCTCCGGTGTAAAAGAGCCAGGCATCTTTTTGGCCGAAACCGTCCATATACAGTACCACTCGGTGGTTGTACCCAACGTATTCTTCAAGGTAGAAACCACCCCACGCTCCAGCCGTGTCGCCGTTTCCTCCACGCCCTGACATGCGAGACCGGACTCTGCCACCGGAAATTAACGCGCCAATGGCAGGGGAACCGAAGTCAGTCTGCTGGGACACACAGTCATAGCGACACTGTATCCAGCTACCGATGTCGGCCGCTTGCCCCACCCGCAGGTCTCTGTCTACCCGTAGATGGCTTCCCTGAACACTAAGTTGATCTGCGGCTGTAGTGATGATGCGTGCGGTATAGTCGTTAGCACTTTTGTTATGATGAAAATCGATGTACGGAGTGCCCATCGACAGCTCTAACGCCTGGGAATACAGCTTGCCCTTTGCCGTATTATCGAAACCACCACCGACAACCAAATCTCCGGGCAACGTCGTCTGGTTGTTGGTGCCAATAACGAGGATGTCATCATAGGTGTCTGACGGTGATACAGTGGTCGCTCTTGAACGTTGAACCCTGAACGGTGTTCCCGAGCCAACGGCAATTGTCCCGCCTTGCCCCTGTTTTTTGAGCAGAGCCAGATCTGAATTCCTGCCCAAAATAAAACCGGCATTATCGCTGGTTATAACCTGCGAGCCGTCGAGTTTGTTTCCTCCGGTGAGTTTTGCCAGCGCGTTAAGATCCGATGCTTTCGCCATCCCGGCTATCGCCGGCACGGTCACCTGCTTTCCTGTGATCGGGTCAGTCAGGGTAATATTGCCGCTGCCGGTCAGGGCCATCGACCAGCCCTCTACTACACTACGCCAGAATGCAAACGCGCTGGCCAGCTGGTTAGCAAACGACGAGGTGCTGGCGGTTTCAGCGGTAATAATGCCGTAACTGGCACCGGAAAATGCGGTGGTGATATTCCTAGTCAGCGTCAGTTGCGTGTCGCTGTCCACGGATTTGATCGCATACAGGTCAGCACTACCGCTGCGGTAGACCACCAGAATCGACCCGGGCAGTATCCCCAGCGCCACCTGTGACCATTTTGTTGTCGCACCTGTCACCCGTGCCTGCGACGCTGCACCCGTGACGGTGCCGACTTCATACATCGCCATAATAAAGTTGCTCCTGGATGGTTTTCCCTGGAAAAAGAAAAGGCCCCTTATGGGGCCTCTGTTAGCTAAATGAACTGCTGTCCGTCCGAAATGCGGTTGCGGTGATGTTCTCGACTGTGCAGGTGTAATCAATCGCGGCAGTACGACCTGACGCTCTGATAAAGAAGCCGACATTGTTGTAGTCAGCATCCAGGCGCGCGGCAAACCGCAATTCAAAGGCCGTGGTGCCGCCTGTGATATTACCGGCATCGACGAAGATACGGCGGGTTACCTCCTGCCCACCAATGTTGAACGTAATATCAGAGGTATACCCCAGGCCACTGCCCGTCCCATAGGTCTGGCACACCAGGGTGCAGGCCAGAACCACTGTCATGCTATACCCCCTGTTCTGATACGCACCGTTCCGCTGTACCGTCTGGTTGCGGCGGAAAGTCAGGCTGTCGTAACTTTTGGCCACCGCAATGTCACCAATGAACGAATCCGCCTGGACAGTGCCACGGAACACGCCGCTATTCGCTTCAACCCTGCCACGGACGATCACGTTATTGAACTGCGAAGAGCCATCCTTGGCGATACGCCAGCCTTGCGAGCCATCAACAAAGTTATTCGAGCGGATCTCGTTACCGATCTTCGCGTTCGTAATGGAACCGTCCGCGATTTTGGCTGAGGTCAGGGAACTGTTTTTGATACGTGCCGTATCGATATACAGCTCATTGCCTTCGGCAACCATCACCGGAACAGCCGTCGCATTATTACGATTGAACAACGAGAACCGGTCGGCATAAAGGATCATATCGCTCGTTTCACCATTGCTGCCCAGCGTAATCCCCGCGCCAACATTCTTTCCGTTAACCGTCTCAACCTTCATAGACCACAGCGAACTCACCGTACCATTCACATCCGCCACAGTTTTGGCGGTGTTCTGAACGGAAGCGCTGAGATCCCCGACACTGGATGTCAGGGTCGTCTGCTGCGTTGCCAGCGCCTCCAGTGCCGTTGCATGCGTCTGCTGGGTACTGGTGATACTGGCCACCGATTTAATCGTGTTGTCCAGCGTCGTCTGGTTTTTGATGTTGGCGGCCGCCTGCGCGTCAATCTGCGACTGAAGCGAGGTATTCAGGCTGGCCTGTGTGCTCTGGCTGTCGCTTAGCGTCTTCGCCATGTTATCGACGCGGGAGTTGGCATTATCCACTTTCGTGGCCAGTGCCGTCTGCTGCTGCGCCTGGGCGGTGATTTTCCCTTCGGCATCCGTTACGCGAGCCGTCAGACCGCTCACGGCACTCGCCGTCGCGTCAGAGGCATCCTGTGCAGCTTTCGCATCGGTAACATCCGTGATAACCAGATCGTCGATATACAGCGAATAACCGGGGGTGCCGCTGCCGGAGGCGCCACGGGTAGAGATCCAGACCACTGCGCGTGTTCTCCCACCCCCGTTGTTACTGGCAATACCCGTAAATTTCACCCACTTATCACGCGCACCAAGAGCGGCTTCGCTGACAGTGACCGCCGACTGCCAGGAGTTTTGACCGGCAGCATTCAGTGAGTTAATGCCGACCAGCGTTGTCCACCCGGAGGATGGCGCCTGATCCGCCGGCATCATAGCCCAGAACTCAAACCGGAACTTCGCATCCTCACGGACTGACTGCCAGCTCCCAAGCTGTTTATCGCTGTTGCCGTTGTTGTTCGCTCCTCGACTCACCTGCAGGCTCTTATTGCCGGTGAATTTCTGAGACGCCACCACAACGGCGGTGCCGCCCCCGCCCAGCACATGACCATCTCCGTAGCTTTCGAACGTACCGTCAACCCACGGATTAGCTCCCTGAGTACTGATGGTATTGATGCTGCTGGTCAGCGACGTGATACTCTGCGACTGGCTGGTGATAGTGTTTTCCACCTGGCTTACGCGACCAGTCAGTGAACTCACTGCAGTCGTGTCAGCCTTTTTACTCACCGTATCGTTTGTCGACCTGAGGCTGTTCTCCAGCGCCGTTATCGAGGAACTCAGGGAGTCAATATTACCCCCCTGGGTCTTCACTGTGTTCTGGAGCGTGGTAATTGCCGACGCGTTCGCATCAGCCTTCATCATCACACCGCCGGCTGCACCCAGCCCCATCATTATCCCGTTCACAAATTCGACTGAGGTCGAAATGTGAGCGGTGGCGTCACCACCGGTTGGCGCACGCAGTTCCAGACCATCGCCCGACCTCATGCCTTTGCGGCCAAGGAGAATATAGGCACCACGATACGGCAGGGAGTTGACGACTTCGGATGTACCACCAAGAGATTCCAGGGCAGACAATATCTTACCTCGGTTGCCAGATGGCTCATCGAATGTCAGGACGCAAACGTAAGTGCCACTGGCCAACGCCTCGATATCAGCCGACATCGTGGCACCATTATTCGCGCGGCCAAAGACATCGTATGTTTTGGATGTCGCAATCACCGTTGATCCGTCGCTGTGTTTTGCAAAAGTGACCAGTGCCCAGCTGCGACCAGGGGTAAACAGGTTTTTGCCGCTTTCATCAAAAACCCCAGGAGTTACGCTGTTGCCATTTCCCCGTGCAGTGACAGTAAACACAGTGCGACGGTTCATCGAGGCCTGCAGGCTGGTAATGCTACTGTTCGCCGCAGTTAAATCGCCCCCCTGAGATGTCACCGTGTTCCGGAGATCCTGCAATGCAGAAGCATCAGCCTTCCTGGCAATGTTGTTCTGAGCTGTCGACAGCCCGTTTTCCAGCGATGTGGTGCGATTACCGATAGAGCTTATGGAAGTGCCCTGCTGATTCACTGCCGTTGTCAACAAGTTCACAGCCGACGCGCTGGCGCTATCAGACGGAGACTCGTTCCAGTCGGAAACAACGTTACCTACCTCAAACTTCGGACTGTTGATGTACACCGTCTGGTCTTTGGAGGTATTACTCTCGATACGGCACAGAATCAGGCGCTTGGTACCCGTGGTAGGTGTCTGTTTCCACTTAACCCAATAGCGAGCCCATGAAGTGGTCAGCGTGAAGTACGCACGGCCATCGGTGTTATTACCTTTCGCACCCTGGCTGGTCTCGATAGACGTTGTGGTGTTCGGATTGTAGAAGAACGCCGTCATCGTCTGGCCGGCAACACCGCCTTTCGCATAGAAGCTGTAAACGTACTCACCTGCATCGACAGGCGACTCAAGCGTGATTTCGCGCAGATCCTTGTAACCGGAGCCGGCTTTTACCGTTGCACCAATTACCGCGTTACCACGATACGTCTCGCTGGTAACGTTCGACCAGCCGGTCATATCGCCGGAGTTCTTGATCAGGTTTGTTCCACCGACAGAAATAGAATCAACCTTGTTGTTCAGATTCGTGACAGACGAACTCGTTGAGTTAATGTCTTTTTCGGTCTGGGTAACACGGTTGGTCAGTGCCGTCAGAGCATTAGCGTCTGCTTTATTGCTGACGTTGTTATTAGTCGTCGCCAGGTCATTTGTCAGTTTAGTGATGCTGTTACCCTGACTGGTGATCTGGTCGCCCTGTTGGGATACGGTCGAGTTCAGTGTCGAAATCGCATTAGCGTTAGCATCTGCTGTACTTTGCGCATTGTAGGCATCAGTCACTTCGGTAATGACCAGGTCATCAATGAGGAATGAGTTACCCGCCTTAACGCTGCTAACGTTAGGAATAGAAATCCTAACCATTGCCTGCTTAATACCGCTCTTCGTTGATTTCAGGTAACCAGAAACCTTCGTCCATTGAGTTGAAGAGAGATCCTTTGCCGCTTTGGTAACTGCCGGCCACTGCCAGGAGTTGTCCTGATACTGGAGCGATAAGCCGACGGAAATCTGCACGTTCTCGGCCATAGCGGTACTCTTGGCATCCAGCTTAACCCAGCATTCCATATAGAAGACTGCGTTATCGCGAACCTGGAATCCGCTGAAAATGTGGGTATCAGTGTTGTCAGTTGCATTGGCATTGTAGTCATTCGGACGCGTCACACGAATGCATTTATTGCCGCCATGCGAGTCGTCAGTGGTCACGATGGCACGGTTATTCGCCAGATTGTGGCCAACCGCGTAGCTTTCAAAAGTGCCATCAGGAAGCAGATTAGCGCCGCGTTTGGATTGCTGGCTCAGAGAGCTGCTGAGCGACGTAATGTTGCTGTTCGCCGCCGTCAGACCGGACTCCGTCTTCTCCACTCGTCCGGTTAGCGAGTTCATCGCCGTCTGATCCGCTTTGCTGGCCACATTCGCGTCTGTCTGCGTCAGCGCATTCCGGAGCTGGGTGATGCTCTGCGAATTGCTGACCACATCGTTGCCAATCTGGCTGACATTCGAGCTGAGTACGCCGGCTGCGTTTGCCAGCGCGGAAAACCCGAGACCGGAGTACATCTCAGCAACCTTGTCTGACAGCTTCAGGCCCAGGTTGATATACGCCTGGCCGGTCCACTGATTCACCAGAAACTCAACGGTATTCCAGCCGACTTTCAGTTCAAAACTGCCGGTAGTCCAGCTGGCATTCCCCCAGGCAACCTGAACGCCATTTACAAATACAGCGCCGGTATCATCAAAAATCCTGTTACCGGGCGCCATTGTGATGGTGGTATCGGCGGCCACTTTCACCTGGCAGGAATACAGCGCGATCAGATAGCTGCCGGCGGACGTAAAGTCCAGTTTGGCCGCGTCGGCCTCCTCATCCACGACCACGGGCGCCACGGCGCGAATATCGCTGAATGACGGGACTGTCCCGGCGTTAGCCAGCTGCACAGGATAGATCCGACGGGACCAGCTATTCGGCTGGCCATTGACCAGCTGATTCGACAGACTGGTGATGCTGTCAGTATTGCTGCGAATATTCTGGCCGTTTTGCTCTACCTGCTGTGTTAACGCGGTGACCGCGCTCGCCTCCGCTTTCTTCGCCAGCGCGGCATTTGTCGTGTTCAGGCTGTTCTGCAGGCTGGTCAGAGCCCCACTTTGCGTGGTCAAATCCCTGCCATGCTGTTCAACGGTGTTCTGCAGGCTCTGCAGCGCCGTTGCATCAGCCTTCTTCGCCACATTGCTGTTAGTCGTATTCAGGCTGTTCTGCAGGCTGGTCAGGCTGTCTCCCTGCGATTTCAGGCTGCCTTCGGTAGCCGTCACGCGGGTCGTCAGATTCGTCAGCGCGCTGGCATCGGCCTTGCCGCTGATATCCTTACCCAGTTGCGTCACATCCGACTGCAGTTTCGTGATCGCGCTGCCCTGAGACGTAATATTCTTCCCGTTCTGCGTGACTGACGCGGACAAACTGGAAAGCGCCTGCGCATTCGCATCGGCGGCATCGAGCGCCGCTTTCGCATCGGTCACGTCAGTGATGATCAGATCATCAATCAGGAAGGCGTCACCCAGGCGAACTTTTGGTGTATTCGGGATGGAGATCCTCACCATTGCCTGTTTCAGCGCGGTTCGGTTGTTGGTCAGATAGCCACTGACTTTTGTCCAGTTGTCCACCGACAACTCGGAGACTTTCACGTTCAGGCCAGGCCACGACCAGCCATTGGCAGAATCCTGGAAGGAAAATCCGAGCACCATATAAACGGTCGGATCGGCGGTCGAGCCAGCCGGCAACTTAACCCACGCCTCCACGTAATAGACCGCGTTATCGCGAACCTGCATGCCCGAAAAGATATGGGTATCGTTATTATCCGTCGCGTTCGGGTTGTACTCCGTACTGCGCGTAACACGCAGGCTTTTGGTCCCGCTGTGCGCAGCTTCACTGGTGATAACAGCGCGGGCATTACTGAGAACATCGCCGACGGCATAGGATTCAAAACTGCCGTCCGGCAGTACATTGGCTCCCCGTGTTGCCTGTTGCTTCAGCGATGTATTCAGCCTGGTCAGGCTGTCGGCCTGGCTACGGATATCCTTTTCAGTCTGGGTAACCCGGTTGGTCAGTGAACTGACCGCCGACGCATCAGCCTTCTTCGCCACATCGCCTTTGACCCCTTCCAGCGCGTTATTCAGCGCCGTGATGGATTGCCCCTGTGATGTCAGGGTGTTCCCCTGGTTCGTCACCGTCCCTGTCAGAGACGAAACAGCATCGCTGGTCGCCTTGATGTTGGTTTCATCGGTGATATCAAAAACCCGGACGGAATCGAGCCAGATTTCACCGTTTGTCGGATGAGAATAAAGTTTGAAGTTCTGCCCGTCCGCGCCGGCAGCCGTCAATCCGGTTTCCCAGGTGATGGTTTGCCAGTCAGTGGTCAGCGTGACCGTTTTATCCTCATACGTACTGTCCGTCTGGCCGATTTTGTTCTGGCGACGGATCAGCAGACTCATCGCGCCGGAAACACCTTTGGCCTTCACCACCACGCGGTACTTGCGCTGGCCATTCAGCGGCACCGGCTTGTTGTTGTTGGAGAAGATCCCCGGACTGGTGTTAGTCGTCCGGTTCAGCCGGACCCCCGCTTTCCCGTCCCCGAAATCGCCAAAAGTCACACCGGCTGGATACTGAATATCCCAGGCAGTGCTGCCCTGCAGAAAATCAAAGTTCGGGATCAGGTTGTCGCCGGCGTTGCGGGTGGCCGTCAGCACATTCGCCAGATTTGTCAGCTGCTGGCTCTGTGTGGTCAGTTTCCCTTCCGCCTCTGTCACCCGGTTATCGACCGAAGTCAGTGCCGTTGCATCGGCCTTCTTCGACACATTGCTGTTGGTCGTGTTCAGGCTGTTCTGCAGGTTCGTCAGCTGCTGGCTTTGCGAGGTGATAGCCCCTTCCGCTGTGCTGACCCGGCTCGTCAGTCCGGTAACGGCGCCGGCGGTGGCATCGATGTCCACCCGGTCGGTAACGTCAGTGACGTAAAAATCATCGAAGTAGCGGCTGCCACTAATCAGATAGTTGCTCAGCGTCACCGGCAGGCTGGCTGTCTCCGTCGCTTTCCAGCGACCGGAAACCAGGGTCCAGTTTGTCCCCACCGTGCCGCTGTTGTACGGACGCTCAAAGACCGGCTGGCCGGCAGAGTTACCGATCCGCAACTTGTTGTTCCCCGCGCCATTATCCGTCGTCGCTCCGGGTTCCTTGACCCACACCCCGATTTCATAGGTTCGCCCCTGAACAAACGGGATGTATTGCCCCGGAGACACGCTCCCCGGATCAACCTTCAGCGCCCGCGTCCCGCTGTGAGGAGCGGAAACCTCCACCACACTGGTCGCGGTTGACCGCCCGGTATAACCATCCAGCCCGCGTTCAAATGAGGGATTCACGACCAGGTTACCCGGTATCTGACCGCTGGCATCGATATCTGCCGCAACTTGCGAGAGACTGTTCGACAGATTCGTCAGCGAATTGCTCTGGCTCTCCAGCGTTTTACCCTGCTGCGTCACTTTCGTGTCGAGCGTGGCCAGCGCAGTCGCATCGGCTTTCTGTGCCAGCGCTTTATCGGTATTCGCCAGATTTCCGGTCAGTTTCGTGATGGCGCTGTTCGCAGCAGTCAGATCGTTGCCCAGCTGTGTGACGGTATTGGTCAAATCCTGCACCGCTGTCGCATCAGCCTTTTTGGCCACTGCGGCATTGGTGGTGGCCAGCCCGTTTTCCAGCTGGGTTGTCCGGTTGCCGGTCGAGGTCAGCAGATTACCCTGTTGCGTCACGGTGGTGGTCAGCGAGTCAACCGCCGCCGCCGTGGCATCCGCAGTATCCTGAACCTTTTGCGCCGCTGTCACATTTCGCATATGCCAGTCCGTAACGAACCATACGGTGCCATACGGGCTGTTCTGCGAGATCTGCAGGAACGGGCGGATATAACCCCTGTCTACCATCGCCTGCGTGACCTTGAAGCGCCAGGTGGTTCTCTGCCAGGTCGCGGAAGGTGATTTTCCGCCCCCCGCCATGAGTGGCGCACCGGTGCTCGTATCTGGCCGAACGGCGGTGCCAACATACAGATTAAAATTCGCCGTGCCGGCGCCGCAGGCAACCAGTGCGCTGATCTCAATCACATCGTTAAGCGTGGCCGGGAACGCGGCAAAGTTAGGATGGTGATCCCGGCTGGCAATTCTGGCCGCATAACCATACGGGCAGCCAGGAGGGACCTCCTCAGCCGTCGTGGATACGACGCTAAACCCCATCTGGTCGTAAGCCGGGTCAAATGTCGGGTTGGGAATTAAATCTCCGCCTGATGCGTTTCCGGCCCGTACAGCGGATTTCAGCGAGGTAATGTTGGCGTTAGCAGCCGTCAGCCCGGATTCCGTCTTCTCCACTCGTCCGGTTAGCGAGTTCATCGCCGTCTGATCCGCTTTGCTGGCCACGTTCGCGTCTGTCTGCGTCAGCGCATTCCGGAGTTGGGTGATGCTCTGCGAATTGCTGACCACCTCGTTGCCAATCTGGCTGACATTCGAGCTGAGTACGCCGGCTGCGTTTGCCAGCGCGGAAACCCCGAGACCGGAGTACATCTCGGCAACCTTGTCTGACAGCTTCAGGCCCAGGTTGATATACGCCTGGCCGGTCCACTGATTCACCAGAAACTCAACGGTGTTCCAGCCGACTTTCAGTTCAAAACTGACGGTATTCCAGCTGGCGTTACCCCAGGCGACCTGAACCCCATTCACAAATATGGCGCCGGTATCATCAAAAACCCTGGCGCCGGGCGCCAGTGTGATGGTGGTATCTGCGGCCACTTTCACCTGGCAGGAATACAGCGCGATCAGATAGCTGCCGGCGGACGTAAAGTCCAGTTTGGCCGCGTCGGCCACCTCATCCACGACCGTTGGTGCCACAGCGCGAACATCGCTGAATGACGGGACTGTCCCGGCGTTAGCCAGCTGCACCGGATAGAGTCGACGGGACCAGCGATTCGGCTGGCCATTGACCAGTTGATTCGACAGGCTGGTGATGCTGTCAGTATTGCTGCGAATATCCCGTCCGTTTTGCTCTACCTGCTGCGTTAAGGCAGTGACCGCAGCCGCTTCGGCTTTCTTCGCCAGCGCGGCATTTGTCGTGCCCAAATCGCTCGTCAGTTTCGTGATGGACTGACCCTGGCTGGTTATCCTGTCGCCCTGCTGGGTAACAACAGACTGCAGCCCGCTCAGTGCCTCATTCGTACCAGCCAGGCCCGTTTCCGTCTGGCCAACCCGGTTAGTGAGCGATGTTAACGCGGCGCCCTGAGATGTCAGCGTGGCGCCCTGTTGCTCAACTTTCTGCGTCAGGGACGTCAGCGCGGCCGCATCGGCTTTTTTCCCGAGGCTGATTTCCAGGCCACCGATACGGCTCGCCTGCGCGCTCTGCTCTGTCGTCAGAGAACTCAGTTCACCAGAAACAGCAGCTTTGTTGTCGTTAAACTGCGTCTGCAGGGACTCTCTGGCCTTAACTTCCGCCGAGATGGCGGTAACGCGCGCGGTTTTTTCCTGGTACAGCAGCCCGGAGGTGACTTTCTCCAGATCGCTCCCATCATAGGAGCCACGCATCTGCGCCGCCAGCGTGCTGCGTGCCTGTGCTTCGGCGGTCAGCGCGTTACTCAGCGTACTGCGCACATCCTGCAGAGCCGCCGTACTGGCGCCGGGTGCTGGCCGGCCAACGGCGATCCAGTCGAATTCGATAAAGTTGCTGGCATCCTGCTGGTTCGTCAGGTCCAGGCGAATACGATCAATGTTCCCTGTCCACGGAATATCACGCACCGTCAGGGTTGCCACCCCATCGGCATATTCCGGCTCAGCAACAATGTATCGCTTCGTGTTATTGAAGTTTTCGCCGGCAGACACCCAGCGGATCTCACCCGCCCAGACGGGTTTGCCGGTTTTACGAAAGCGCAGCATGATGAAACGGTACGCCGCACCATCGACAGCCAGCCCACCAGGAGAGGTAATGTACGGATCGGTGGCGCTGTCCGCCGGGCGTAACCAGCCATCCTGTGACACACCCGGTACGCCGGCGCTGCCGGTCCAGCCCTCGGTCGTCTGATTGTTGAAATGCCAGATAACCTGCGAATCGAACTGGATATTAGCGCCGGCAGCGAGGCTGGACATTTCCCGCGCCAGATTTTCATCGGCGGTCTTCATCACCTGAGTCAGGCTCTCGATACTCGCCTCAATCCCCTGCGTTGCCGCCAGCAGTTCATCAGCGGCCTGTGACGCCTTCGCGTTAACATCGGCGATACGATCCGCGGTCTCCTGCTTCACCGCATTGGTCAGCGTGGTGTTGACCTGAGACAGCGACTGCTTCAGGCCATTTTCGGCAGTCTTTATCTGCGCATTCAATGCGGCATCGCCGTCGGCCAGCGTTTTGCTGACCCTGGCAATCTCCAGGTCGATGGTGGCGTTGATTTCTGCAGCCGTATCAGTGACTGACTGTCTGACCTGGGTGATGCTGTCGGTCAGCGACTTGTTCACAGTTGCGATCTGCTTGTTCGCATCTGCGACGGCGGATTTTGCCTCCTGAACGCCTTTGTTTGCCTGAGCCAGACCAGAATCGAGAGCTTCATTGACCGAGGTGATCTCATCCGTGATAGTTTTATTCACGGCGGAGATCTTCTCGTCAACATCAGCAGTGATGTTTTTCGCCGATGCATCAATATCCTGGCTGACCTGCTTCGCCTGGTCTTCAGCTTCCTTACGCAGAGCTTCAGCGGTTTGCTCCAGTTCCTGCTGCGTATTGCGGATACCTTCCTGCGTTTCGCTAATGGTGCGCTGCGTTTCCTCCCAGGCAGCCGTATCCTTGATCGCATCAGTCAGGTTTTCGTAGTAGTCATCAAAGTTATCGCTGGCCATCCCCTGGACCCAGCCGGTCCACGGGCTTTCATTGCCAAGACGATCCACAAGGCGCGCCCGATACCAGAATTCTGCGCCCATACTGAGGCCCATCTGCTGATAGCTTTTCCCCGGATAGGCCACGTCTGATAACGGCATCGGTGCACTGCCGTCCTGATTTTTGCTGTACTGCAGTTCCGTGCGCAGCGTATCCCCGGAGCCGGTCGGGAACTCCCAGCTAACCTGGACCCCATGAACCAGTGAACGGGTTGCAAGCGCCAGCGGTGCCAGCGGCTCTCCGACCTTGCCGGTCAAGGTTTTCTCTTCGGAATACGCCCACCCGCTCGAAATCTCCACCGCATTGATCGCGCGGACGCGAACCAGGTAACGACCAGCATAGATGCCGCTGACCTCAAACGAGGTGGTCGAGCTGCGCGGTACATTAATCCAGTTCCCGTCGTTACGGCGCCACTGCGCCTCGTAGGCAATAGCACCGCTGACCGCTGACCAGTTAACCTGCATCGTTTCGACACTGATCCCCTGATTCACGACCGAGCGGGATGTGATGACAATATCGTCAGGAGGTGACTGGTTGCCCGTCGGCAATACGCTAACCGGGCGCTGGTCGATAATAGCGCCGGTATCGATGCGGGCGAATTTATCCGGGTCATGTGCCACGCCGGTGATCGTGAGGGTGGCATCGCTGTTCTCTTTTACCCCTGTAACCCGGTACTGCTGCAGGAAGAGATCATCGGATTCAATGGCCCAGACGCATTCCCGTTCTGGTGTCTCACTGTACGCCGTTGTGACCGTAATCTGCCGGCGTCCGTTAACAGCCTGAATGGTCCGGCTCTGTGAGATTCCGGATGGCAGGTTTAGCTGGAGACGGTCGCCAGGTTTGGCATCCACATCACGATCCAGCGTAATCACCCGGCCATTCACCGCACTGATTCGCCCGCCGTTGACCCGTCCGGCCAGCAACTCATCCGCCAGGGCAATGATATAACCGGGTTGAGGAATGCGACCGTCCAGCCCCACATCAAACTCAACGACCCGGTCTTTGTTGTTGGTCAGTATGCCCCACAGCCCCTTACGGTGGGCTTCGCTCTGGCGCGTACAGCCAATCGCGGTCATTTCGAGCTGGTTAAAACTGTAGCGGGAAACCAGTTCCGGGATAAACGCCGGCTCCATTGCATCAGCATAAGCATTATCCGGATCAGACCAGGAAATCAGGGCGTTGGTGTACCGAACCTGGCTGCTGCTGCTCGAATAACGGGGTTTGCCGACAATATTGGCGCGCGTATAGGTAAAATCGACATCACGCGGCATATCAGCCTGCACAACAATCTGCTCACCGTTCCAGCAGGTCATGCCCCGGAAAATGGCGGCAAAGTCTCGCAGCACGGTGTAAGCATCGTTGCGTTCCTGGACATAGACGTTACAGGTATAGCGCGGCTCCATGCCGTCACCACCACGCCCGTCAGGAACCAGCTGATCGCAGTACTGTGCAATCTGGTACAGCGTCCATTTCGAAATATTGGCGCTGCTCAGACGATTACCGAGACCAAAACGGTCAGCTGTAACAATGTCGTAATAGATCCAGGCCGGGTTATCCGTCCAGGCCCATTTAAACCCGCCGGTCCAGACCCCGGTATATTCACGAGTTTCCGGATTGTAGTTATCCGGCACACGAATCACGCGCCCACGCGGCTCACAGGAAATTTGCGGAATGCTGCCATTCAACTGGCTGGCGTCGAGCTCGATATAAAGCAACGCGGTGTTGGGATAACGCAGTTTGGCATCAATCACTTCGGTGTAGCTCTGCAGCGTCATCACGTCGCCGACTTTGACACTGTTCGCATCCGGAGTGATTTTACGCAGGCGTAGCGTCCAGGTACTGCCGGCCTGGGGCAGATCAATACGATGGCTCCGCTCATAGCCGGAGGTGGCTTTACCCGTGACAGCGGTTTCCAGTACCGTCTGCCAGGCGCCGCCATCGGTCTGCAGGTCAATCGCATACTCGACGGTATTGCCCACCACGTCGCCGTCATCTTCCTGTTTCATCAGGGACGGCCATTTCAGGCGGACGCGAACGGCGGATAGCTGGGTATTGGTAAAGGTATGGGTCCAGGCTGTCTTGCTGGAAACTTCCGTTCCTACACTTATTTCATTTTCAGTACCGGGAATACCCTGAATATACGTCTGAGCCTGCGTACCGGGGCGAAATTCCCAGTACACGCCACTGAAGTTTTGCGAACCATCAGCATTTTCAAGCGGGGTACCATCGCGATAAATATTCTTCCCAGTTAAACCACCTGCAAATTCCCCCTCACCTAATGCGATCAGAATTTTGGCTTTCGCAGCGGACTGTAAATCATTCGGCTGTTCCGTCGGTGTACGCGGTTTTGAGTCGCCACCCTTGCGCCCTTTAATTATGTTATTTGCCATATTACGCCCATAAAAAAAGCCACCGCAAGGTGGCCTGAATTGGATGGTTTACTGAATAAAACTTATTGCTGGTCTTCTACGTAAATACCGGCAGATATAATGGCGCCGCCAATTCGGCGTTTGCCATAAAGCAAAGGGACTGGGTATCCCTGAGAGGCAGTGTTCGTCACGCCCCCAAAGGCGTAGGACGCTTTATTGTCAGCGGATTCTTTTCGGGCCAGGCCTGCTGGCTGTGGAGAAAGCATCTGAACGACACCGCCGAGCATCATCGCAGCCCCCATTTTATAACCAAATGCTGACACGGGGTTGCCAGGAACAAAGTAAGAGCCGACAGCAGAGGCAACAATAATAACTGCTCCAAGAATTGTTTGAAGCAGTCCCGCCTTTTTACTACCAATTAAAACAGGAACAATTCGGATAACTTCACCACCAACAGGGAATCCTAAATCATCCTTGCCAATATTTTTCTTTCCTTTGAAAACAGCAAAGGTCAACCCTTTTTCTTTGCTGTTATTCATGAAATGTTCAAATCCAGGGATGGTGGCAGCCAGCGCTATTCCTGCTTCTTGGACTGTTGAAATCAACCGATGATGAACCTTCCCGAAAGTTTTGCCAAGAATTCCAGAAAGCTCAATTCTTGTCATTATTTCCTGCATAATAGCTCCAGTTGGTGGGAAACGAGTTAATTAATAGTGGTTGGCCTTATATCCAAATCGCCATTAGCATCTGTAAAGACTCTTGCTGCTTTTTTCTCTCCAGCTTTAATATTGAAAAATCGTTCTTGCCTCTCTCGGTTTAAACTGCAAAGTCCTTTTCCTTCAAGATTAGCACCGACAGCCCACTTTCCTTCTGATAAATAAAATGTCGCTTTTTCTTTCGGATCCAGTTTCGCTACTCGTTCACCATTCAAATAAACTGTTGCATAGCATCCTGCCCCCACGAATCCTGAATCACGAACGATTGTCAGGCTACCGTTATTACCATCGTTTTCTTGATATTTAAAAATATGCTCTTTTGAGGCGGAAATAGCTTGGCTGGGAGGTACAACTGTTGTCGAACAACCTGTTACTGTGACAATTGCCAATGCTAGAGCTATTTTTTTCATTTCAGTGTCCCTTGGATTTATAGTTAAAATTCCACAAGAGATTAACACAGAGAATGGTATCGGACGATTTTCATCGTCCTGTCTAACCAGTATCCACCATACGGCACGCGCTTGCTGAGATGGCCATACAGGTGATGCAGCAGCATATTCCCTTCCAGCAGAATCCCGGCGTGGTTCCACTTATCCGCCTGCACCTGCATGATCACCATATCACCCGGTTGCGGTGGACCATCAAACTCACGGAACCCGCATTCATACCAGCAGTCCTGATAAAAATTGTCCGGATACTCCTTTTCCCACCACGGATAATCGACGCGGTAATCGTGCAGCTCGATGCCGTGGGTTTGCCGAAAATAGCTCATCACCAGGCCCCAGCAATCGTAGTGGCCCAGCACGAATGGTCGCTCGAGGAGCGGCAACTCACCACGCGGGTGGATGGTACGGAGATCGCCTTCTGGCCAGCTGATAATATGCCAGGGGAGAAGGGTCGCGTCGCATTGCGCTTTATCCAGTTCGCTCGGCTGGGTGGTGGCATCAGGATGGCTGTGAACAATACCGGTGATCGTTCCCCATTCCTCAACCTCTGCATAATCCTCCGGCGCCAGCACAAAATTATCTTTCGACTCTGTGGCCAGGTTCCGGCAGGGGAAATAACGCTCCGCTCGGCCCCTCTGGGCGACGAGGCCGCAGGCCTCGCGCGGATATTCTGCGGCCGCATGTTCCTGGATGGCCTTAATCGTTTTCTGACGCATATCAGCTCCTGATTAATGAAGTGCCGGGGAACCCGCCAAACGGCAGTTCGCTATTCTCACCATGACGTAATTTGCAGGCCGTGAGCGTTCCGTTGCAGACATCCTGCGACGGGTCATCAACTGGCTGATTGTTCCTGTCAAAATACCGGGTGCCGGCATAGTCGCACCCGTTACCGCTGCGGTACTGATTGCGGATACACCAGGTGCAAATCGCATGCAGCTGGCGAGTGGGGATCATCATCCCCTGCAGGGCAAACGGGCTGGAGAGAGTAAATTCCACCTTCTCATCGTCTTCATAATGCTTTACGTCGATGAAGAAAAGGCGCCGTTTCTCCTGCGTCGGATCAGCTGAGGCATTCCCGTCCGGAAAGTTCTTCGCATCGAGATACTGTTTTTGCGTGTCGTGGATGACAACCCGCGCCAGAGCCAGATCGTCGTAATGAAGACAGAGCGCGGATATCTTTCCGTCGATGTTCCCTACCCGCAGCGTTGGCTGCGCGTCGCTGCCCGTGGTGGATGACTCGATCCCTTCGATTTCACATGGCCAGGCTTTATACTCCCGCCCCTGCCACCAGATGCTTTTCGCCGGCAGCTTATCCAGGTCGCCGCCAGCGGCGAGGATTTCGGCTGAAGTATGGGGAACGTTATAGCCGTGGAAATACAAAACCTCATCCAGGCCAAACGCCTGGCCATCGATCTCCAGGAGACGAACCTCATCGCCTGGCTCTAACTTCTGATAATTCGCGTTAAGGCTCATGGTTTAAATGCCTGAATAAAAGTGGCTGAAAGTGAGTAATTTCCGCCGCCGAGAGGCACCGGTTTATATTGTTCGCAGCGGAAAAGCCCCACCTCTTCCAGAGGAGGGGTCCACTGAAACGCGCGGGTGCCTGCATGACGGTCGAAGAACTGCTTAATCGGACGGATATAGTCCTCCGTACCGACAAAACTCAGCTCCCAGTCCTGTGATCGGGTGTTAATACCATCGCCGGATACCTGCGTATACCCGTCACCGAACTGCGCCTTCCGGACACGAAAGTTAACGGTCTGCTGGGGATTAACCCGCGGACTCCAGGTGAATATCTCAATAGCCATTAGCGTTGCCCTTTAACTGCATTCCAGACCATCCCGCCAGGGCGCATATCCTGCGCCATCAGCTCCCTGTATTTTTTCTCCACAAACGAGCCGATCTGCTGGCCAAACTGCTCAAAACCAGACGGCGCCTGCGTTGAGGTGTTTCCGCCTTCAATCGTGATATAGACTTTTGGCCCTTCCGACGCGCCGGCGTTCTGACCACCACCGACAGCGCGTACACCCAGCGAACCATCGCCGGCACGCGTCAGTGGCATGATGGCCTCCGGCCCGGCCTCGCCAAATACGCCGGCCCCTTTTGCGAAAGCGAAGAACTGCGGAGAGTCGTAGACCTGGTTGCTGTATGCGCTCAGCGACGGCGAGTCGTAAACGCCGCCTTTGGCGTTGAACTGGAAGTTACTGGCGGCATTCTGGATCGCCGTCCCCGAGCCTGCGCCCGCAGCGCCCGTGACAACGCTGGTCCCGACGCCCACCACGCCCATAATGGTTTGCATGACGGAACTGGTGACCAGCGCCTGAGCGGCCATATCAACGAGGTTTTTTATGATCGACTGCGTGAGCGAGGAAAACAGGTCAGCTATGTTCTCCTTAAAGCTTCTCGTCCGCGTCAGCATGCTCGTCAGGAAGTTGCTTGAGCGCTCATGGGCCGTTACAAATAACCCGACGGCCAGGCTCTGGAATTCTCCCTGTGATCGGTATAACTCCAGTGACGTCTGATACTGCGCATCGGCGGATTCTTTCGTCGCCTTCTGCATCAGCATTTCGTACTGTTCTTTGCTGATCGCGCTGCCCTGGTAGTACGCCTGCAGCAATGCCTGCCGCTGCGCAAGCTGATTGCGCAGCGAGACCAGTGGATCAACTTCGCCGGCGATATCCAGTGCCGGCGCAGCGATTTCATCGGCATGCGCCTGCAGCAGCTCTTTCGCGGTATCTCTGGCCAGCGTTATTCGTGCGGCCTGGTACTCTTTTTCATCAAGAAGGCGGGCTTTGAAAAGCTCAGCCAGGTCCCGGCTGGCTTCCTGCTCTTTTCGCAGAGTTTCCTGGGCGGGGGAATACTGCGCTGCCAGATCCAGTCGCTGTTTCTGGTAATTCTCTGCGTTCATTAACAGCGCGCGCTGCAGGTCAGCATCACTGGCGCCATTTTTCTTCGCCGCTTCCTGCAGCTCCCTGTTACTGTCCTTTTCCTGCAGGTTAATTCTGGCCAGGCTGGACGCATGGGCTTCTTCAATTTGCTGCCGCAGCGTTTTGAACTGGTCGACCTTGGACTTACTGCCTTTCCCCGTGCCGGTACCGCCATCGCCGCCCCAGGGATTTCCATCTCCGGTCTCTTTGGGGGGCGTGCTTAACGCCCCTTTCAGATCGTCCGTAAGGGAGGTTATTTTTCCCGATAAACCCAGCTGAGCCAGTGTTTTTGCATCACTGACACGCTTAATGTTTTCCTCGGTTTTGCGGAGTCCCTCGTTAACGCTATCGAGATCCGCCCGTGCACGCGCCTGGCCTTTTGTTACCCCTTCCAGCTGGCCGAAGGGGTCAAACCCTTTCAGGCTGTCGATACGACTGTCGGCATCCTGAATCTCTTTCATCAGCTGGTTACGCTGCACGACCTGGTTTTCGTACTGATCCTCCAGGTCGAACTGCTTCACATTTAGCTGGTTAAGCGAGAGGCGCATCAGCGCTTCACCGGTTTCGACTACGGCATCTTTTAAATCAATGGCTGACTGCCTGGCCTCCTTTGCTTTCTCATGAAAGTAAAGGAGGCCCGAACCGGCCAGCATCGCGGCGCCGAACGGACCACCGATTAAATTTAATGCACCTCTTGCCAGCCCCACCGCAACGGAGGCCGCGCGGGCTGATATCGACAATTGCCGGTTTGCCGCCGCCAGTTTCAGTTTCGCCTGGCTGGCCAGATTGGTTTGTTCAGTTTCCTGTCGGATGAGGCGGGTAAACTCATCCTGGTAACTGATATTCATCCCGTACTGTTTAGCCGTCCGCTCCATCTGCCGGTAGTGGCCAAACTCAGCGTCGTTCTGTTTCAGGATGGCAGCTGTCGAATCCAGAGTTTTGCGGGCAATATCCGCATCAGCCTGCGCCCGCGCTTTTACCGCCGCCTGGCTTTCCCGCCAGGCCGCGATATTCTCCCGCAGCCCTGCAGTCAGTTTCGTGGATAACACGGGGATCAGGCTGTAAAGCGCCACGCTGGAGACGGTGTTGAAATTGTCTGCCAGGCTGTTCAGTGCCTCCGTGGCAACCTGAATCCCGCTGCGGAGTGGCCCGTTACTGCTCTGGCCGATCTTAATGACCATCCCTTCAAACGCACTGCTCAGCCCCAGCAAATCGCCGTTCAGGTTGTTAACCCTGATGGATGCCTGCTCATGCGCCGTTTTGGTACCGGTCAGGGAAGCGGTCAGTTCATCAAGCTTTGAACGGTTCTGGACCAGGATAGACGCCGCATTCAGGTTCTCCACGCCAAACAGTTTTACGGCCTGGGCCGTGGAGAGATTTTTCCCGGAAAGATTGGTCAGCGCCTGGCTGAGACCAACCACGGATGGCTTGAGGCTCTTGTCTGTGCCCTTTTCCAGGTTCAGGATGACGTTACGCAGCGCCGTGCCGGCTTCACCGCCTTTAATTTCACGCTCTGCCAGCACCTGAATCGCGGCATTCAGCTGCTCAAAACCAACGCCGGCCTGTGCGGCTGCGACGCCACCATTTTTAATGGCAGCCGCCGTATCAACAATCTCCGACGACCCGTACTTCGCGCCGGCGGCCAGCACGTTGATATAACGATCCGCTTCCTGCGCGCTCGCCCCGTACTGGTTTAAGGAGAGCGCCAGCGTTCTGGTCGCATCGGGCAGCGTTGTGCCGGCGGCCTGCGCCAGGATAAGCGCGCTGTTCGTAGCCTTCTGCAGTCCATCGGACGTTTTTAAAAGCTCCGGTTTAGCCGACGCCATCAGCTTTAACGCTTCGGCGGCCTGGCTGGCGCTGTACTCTGTCGTGCGCCCCATTTCCTGCGCAGCCAGATCCAGCGCTTTCATTTCAGCTGCAGTCGCACCGGTGATGGCCTGCAGGTCTGATAATGCCTGTCCATATTGTCTGGACGTGGTGATGATCGTGCCGATGGAAAGGCCGGCTCCTGCCAGCCCCGCCAGCCGGCTGGCCATCCCGGATATCGACAGACCGACCTTCTTATAGGCGTCCTCCGTCTTTTTCGCGTCCGCCTGGGCATTACGGTTAAACCGTCGTGACTGGTTCTCCGCATCGCCATACGCTCCCAGCAGCTGGGATTTAAAACTGGCTGCGTTCAGGTGCAGCCCGACCGCTAAAGATGCGACGTCTGCCATTACATTAATGCCCTCATGACTGCCGCGCATTCATCATCGACCCGGGATGGCGCAGGTGTGGTTTCGGTAGGTGGCGCATTTTCATCGCCAGGACGGCGGAAAGTGCCCTGTTTCAGGAAGTAGGCTCGCCAGTGGTACAGAGTGTTTGCCGGCAATGCGGCAATTTTGGATGGGTCAGGCTCGCCCCAGCGGTCGGCCAGCCAGAAGATCAGTTCCAGCCAGGGCGAGTCACTCAGTTTTTTTCCGCTTCCTCCAGCTTACCGATTGCGTGTTGCTTCACTTTTTCCACTGCGGCCAGCAGTTCGGGGTTTTCATGGGCCTTCAGCAGCTCGGCTGCCGTGGGTTTAAATTCATCCGGAATGGCCGTTCCATCCGGCTGAACCAGTGCATCGATGACGATCTGAATGACTTGCTCCGATGCCTCACGCGCTGCGCCAGCTTTTGCGGTTTCAGCCATTTTCTCTTCATAGCTGATGAGGTAATCCCCGGTCAGGCGGCGGATGAATACGGTGGCGCCAAATAACTCGGTTTTAATGACGGTTGGCTCCGATTTAAGCAATGCGGATTTCAGCGTGGACAGGTAATCTTTATCTTTCACAGGTAGTCCTTAAAAATAAAAAGCCACCCGAAGGTGGCTGTTTACAGGTTAAGTTAATCAGGCGCCGCCGGAGACAGCGACGGTTCCCCAGGTGATCTTGTTCTGCTTACCCTGAACAGTGATCTGGATGACCTCATTCGCCGGAGCGGCGATTTCATTCATCTGCCAGCCGGACAGCGCCAGGAGCATCGTCGCGGTTCGCTTGTTGGGTAATTCGACGTATAACTGGATGGTCTTGCGGGCCTCTGCTGCGTTCAGCAGCGCGGCAAAATCGGTATTGCCCGGATCATCAATGAAGCCCAGCGACTTTTCAGGCCCATCAGGCAGATCACTGATGGACTGTTTCTGCTTATCCAGTAACGTGGTGCAGTCGACAAAGCCCCCCGTCTGCCCCATTGCACCCAGCGCTTTACAGTTAATCAGCGGTTTCAGCGCTGACGTGGCAGCGCCAGGCTCCCCGTATTTCACAATGGTGCCCGCCGGCAACATCGCATATTCAGGCGAAGTTTTATCAGCCATGTTTCTCTCTCTTTTTATACGGCAGCGGATGCTACCTGTTTTCAATGCCGTTTCGGATTTCCACGGTTAACACGCGCAAAACGGTCTGGAGGTTGTAATCCAGGGCGGGTCGGATAAAGGGGTCTGCAACCTGTTTAACCGTGCCAAACTCCTGCGCCAGCGCCTTCATATGGTGCTGCTTGCTGGGGCCGACACGGAGCGTTACAACCGCGTTCCCTTTACCCTTGCGGGTGGAAGAGCGGATTTTGATTGAGTCCCGCATGTGCGGCCCGGCGGACGTTTCGTCAAAGCCGGCATGCTGCTTCATATCTTCCTCGACGACCTTTAGCGCTTCGCGCCCGGCATCCCGCAATACCTTCGTCGCCACTTTTTCGCCCAGGGCCATTAACTGCCGCTCCAGCTCATCCAGCCCTTTAACTTCCATTCGGATCACGAGGAGTCCTCCACGTAGTCAATGATGAAATCGCGGGTCAGGCGATACTGAATGCGACGATTCGTCAGCTGGTTTTTATCCTGATGGATACCGCCTCGTTCCACATACTGAACCGGAATACCCTCCAGCTGTCCATGAACGACGGACTTCAGTTCCGTCCAGATTTTTTTATCCAGCTGCAGCAGTGAGGTGTAATCATCGAGACGGTACAGATTCACCTGGATACGGGCAGAGACGATCCCCGTTCGCAACATTCCCGAGACCATTTCCGGGTCAGAGATACGCTGAAAGGTCGCTCCTTCCTGGACCGTGTCCGGCAGTAAAAGCGGATACGCATTCATGCCGGTGATGCGCTCCAGCGCACCCTTAATCGCCAGCTCTATCATGCCGCCCGTCAGCCTCCCCCGTGATAATGATCCGGTCTGTTTTGCGGTCGATATTCCGGACGGTATAAACCAGATTTTTCGTCGTGATTTTCCAGTCAATATCAACCAGCACGCCCGGATATACCGTAAACAGGCAGGTTTCCACCACCTGCTGCTGATCCAGCGTGCGGACTTTTCGCCCCGATACCAGCTCCCGTTTTGCCCACGCTTTTCCCGATTCAACCTGCTTTTCCGGGAGCGGTTCGCCCAGCGGCCCACGACCGGACTGAACGTAGCTAATTGCAATGCGACAGTTCATATCACCCGGTTTCAGGCTCATAGCGTATGCTCCTGCAGGGGGAAAAGAAGATGCCTCACCGCAGCGGTTTCCAGCCACTGTCCGGTATGGCCATTCAGATACGCATCGCTGACCAGAAACTGAATGGCCAGCCGGATATCTTCATCCGCGATAAATCCGCGGACGGTCTCCGGGAGTGCCTGCAGCTCTTCATCACTGGTGACCAGCTTGCAGTAATAATCACGCTCGATGCTCCGCTGCGCGGCATTCACCATTTGCGTGAGCATGGCGTCATGCTCCGTGAAATCCAGTTCCAGGCGTAGCTGGGTTTTCACATCACCCAATGTCAGTATCAAAATCGCTGTCTCCCGGCTTCGGTTTCAGCGCACGTTCGGCATCCTCCGGCCATACCGCGATACGCCGCTTAACCAGTTCTTCGGCGCGCGTTCCTTCAAAGCACGCGATATCACCACGGGAATAACGGTGGTGCGGCCCAAGGAACACAACGGATTTACGCTCTGCCTGTGCGACCACGGTCGCATGGTTGTCCTGTGCGACCGTTTCTTCCGGCTCCACTGCTTTATTTTTCGCAGCCATAACATTCTCCTGAAAGGGAAAAGCCCGCATATGCGGGCCGTATTTACTGAGGGATGGGTTAGAACAGGACGCCGGTACCCAGCACCAGACCTTCCGGATGACGGAAGCCAATATCATGCTCAGTAACAACGCGGATTAGCGACTGGTTACGGGAAAACGCAGATACCAGGGTGCCATCGGCATCGATGTAAGAGGCTTCCTTCGAGAAGTCGACTTTCATATTGCCGTCTTCAGCGATAACCACATCATTGAAGTCAGCAAAGTAAATCTCAGTCTCCTTACCCCCGGTCCCCAGATTCGCAGGGATCGCGCTGGTACGCTGAACCGGATATCCTTTAAGTAATCCCTGAGCCATTTCCGGATAGACTTTGTTGCCGTTGCCGTCACGCAGCCCAAACAACTTCATATAGGTACGGTTCGACATGCCCCAGCCGCTGCTGATCATATTGCTGTTGCCGTCCATCGCCATCAAAATGATCTTGTCCAGGTACTCGTCAACCGTGTTCAGGTTGATCGCTGCATCAGCTTCCCACGGCAGCAGGCGGTTCCACTGCGTCGCGCGCGCCTTCATACCAATCGGTGTATCGCCGGTACCGTCATCGCGCATAAAGGCTTTATCCTCACGCACTGAGATGGCGGTCAGAATATCCTGCAGGACCAGCTGCTCGACGTTGAATCCGGCGCGGCCAATCAGTGCATTGGAAATAGGCACCATCGCAATCAGAGTTTTCGCCGTAAGTTTTACATCATCAAAGCGTGTTTCTGATGTCTTGGCGTCTTTGTTTTCTCCTGTGTAGCTTGCCGTTGCTCCACCGGCCACGCGTGGTAGCGTCATATTACCGTTAGGCAGCGGAACGGGACGGGCACCCAGCTTGCGGACGATGGTTCGGTCGCTCAGTAGCTCGATCACCTCACTGTGGAGGTTCTGCGGAATAAGCACACCCCCGGACGCCGCTGCGGTGGAAATGGCCATCGATACTGACTGGTCATTCAGCTCTTCTGAAGCGAATTTTGCCGCGTCCTGCAGATTCCCTGCGCCTGCGGCGACAGACATAACCAGTCGGGTCATGCCAGCACCGGTGTACTGTTTCGGCTCCTGCTTAACAATAATGCCGGGGGCCTGCTGAGTCGCTTTCACGGGTTTTGCGACCAGCGCCGCAGCTCGTTCGGCGGCTTCCAGGCGTTCAATTTTGGCGCTGATATCAGTGAACTGCTGCTGCAGGTTCGCAAACTCCGTCAGCTGCTCCGCAGTCAGCGTGCTGCCGCTGGCGTCAATGGTTGCCAGGGCCTGAACCTGTTCGTTGATACCCGCACGCTGACGACGCAATTCTTCAATATGTGGCATTTTATTTCTCTCTTTTTAGACATAAAAAAAGCAGCCTGCTGGCTGCTTAAGGTGACGCGGTTTGTGTTTGCGCCGGGTTACATTTTGGTTTGCAGATCCATCGCGGCTGCCTGCATCTGAATGGAGGTTTTTTGACGGGCTTGCTGATACTTTGCCGCGATAGCATTGATCGCCGCCTGGGGGTCAGAGACTTCATCCGCCAGGCCGGCAGACACAGCGCCAGGGCCAAAATACAGCCCCGCCTGCGTATCAATGACGGCCTGCTGCTTCAGGCCGCGATATTCGGCCACTGACCCCGTAAACGTCTCGTACATTTCGTCGATCATGCCCTGGAACATACCCAGCGACTCTTCACTCAGTGGTTCATGTTGGGTGCCGTTATTTTTGTTATCTCCCCGGTAAATGGTGGTGAACGTCAGCCCCATTTTTTCTTCCATCTTCGACGTATCGAGGTGCTCCATGATCACACCAATCGACCCCACGCCACTGGTCTGGCTGACGATGATTTTGCTGCAGGCCGATGCGATGAAATACGCGGCGGAATACGCGCTGTAGTTCACAATAGCCGTGATGGGTTTCGTGTCGCGAGACTGATAAATGTAATCGGCCAGCTCCTTGCACCCCACCGCTGCGCCGCCGCCGGAGTTAATATCCAGAACGATTTCGCTGATTGAGGGGTCGTTTAATGCCGCCTGCAACTGCCCGCGGATCCGCTCGTAGCTGGTCAGCTCGGAGCACATCGCCGTAATCTGCCCCCGGCGTGGAACAAGAATGCCGTGAACGGGGATCACCGCCACCCCGCCGGTGGGCTGGACCTGCTCAGCAGCAGGTGATTTACCCGGATTCAACGCCATCTGAATGGCGGCATCTTCGGTGATCCCCTGAATACGGGGGATGAGCACCGCTTTCACGGAGTCCATTGTTTGCCGCGTCACGTAATGCGGCACACCAAAGACCATATCTGCCAGGTGCGGCAGGTTAATTAATTTCGTTGTCATGTTGTCTTCCAGGTCATCCCGCGCAGCGGGAAATAATCAGGCTCTGGCCAGAAGGGTTTCGATTTCGGCCAGCTGTTTTGCTGTCGGCGACTTATCGCCAGGAAGGATCTTCGCGCTGTCGACCATATTGAGCGGCGTCAGGTATTTGTCCCCGCCGGCAATTGGCGGCAGATTCTCCATACGCCGGATATCGTTGGTGGATAGCCATCCCCACTGGCGGCCCAGCGCATACGATTCATAGCGTGACTTCTGGTCGCCTCGCAGCAGCCCGGAAACGTTGAACTCGATGTACAAATCGCGGCGTTCGCTGGGCAGAAGCAGATCGCGCTGCAGCGCACCCTCATGGCGTTTCAGCCAGGCCAGAAGCGTATACATCACGAACTGCAGGCCCTGGTGCTCGATGTTGTTGTTGGTCGCTTTCGCCAGCATCTGCACCATATGTGGCGGGATTTTATAGAGCCGGCAGACCTCTTCCACGCCCCACTGCCGCGACTGTAGCAGCTGCGCCTTTTCGTTATCCTGCGACAGTTGTTTGTAGCTCATGCCCTCCTGCAGCAATGCCACAGAGAACATATTGTGAATACCGGAATGGCGCTCGGTCCATTTCGCCAGCAGGCGATCAATAGCATCCTGGCTTTTAATGGTCGCAGCCTCTTTCGGACGCTCTATCACCCCGCTCATCGTTGTCCCGCGCCGGAATGTCGCGGCCGCATGCTCCTCAACCGCCAGATTCAGCCCCAGAACATCGGCGTTCGTCTGAATGGGGGAACTGCCGATATAGCCATCCAGAGAAAAGACCTTCACATGGTGCATCATGCGCATCGGCAGAATTTCGCCGACTTCCGGGAGTTGGTAATACGGCATACCGTCCGGCCCTTTCAGCACAATGACCTTTTTCGGGTTAATGGGGATCAGCTCTTTCGGGTAGCCTTTTCCGTCCCGTTCGATGATCGAGTAGCAATTTCCCTCCAGCCCCAGCAACCCCTGCTGCTGCTCGAAATACTCGAATGAGGTGTCTTTCCTGTTGGGCTGGGAGTGAATCAGGTCATAAACCGGGTGGTCCGTCGCACGCTGGCGCCCGCCATTTTTATCCCGCCGGTAAAGTTCGCACGGCAGCTGCGCGACGGACTCAGCCAGGAGAGTGACACAGGCCCGGACCGCTGAAAGTCCCAGAGCGGTTTCCGGCGTGATTATGATGCCAGTTTTGCTCTGGCTTGAACGAACCCCGCCCAGCATAGCTTCCCAGAAGCTATTACCCGAGTATTGTCGGCCCCTGAACATCTGGGGTAGGAACATTATTTACCTCCGCCATTGCTGACGCCGGAGGAAAAGGCCCGGGTTGTCATATATGACCAGCCCAGACAAATAATCCCTCCTGTTATCAATCCCACTGATGGAGAAATAAGCCAGGCACCTGCGGATAACAATCCAGCACCAGTGAGGCCGACAATAAAACTCAGAACTGAAATTAGCATGCTATATCTTCCTCATCGTATACGGATGTCATCACTGAACTGTTAAGCATGGCGCGCCCCAGCCCCATCATTAAACCAACCGCACCATCTATCTTATTCTGCCGCCCTTCTTTCCCGGGACGCACAATATCGTCACTTCCGGGAAGGTACTGGCCGACGATATTGGAAATACACCAGTTCATGACAGGGTGTCCGTCATGATGGAATCTCCCCGAGATGAGCGCAGCCTCAATCTCTCTCATAGGATCACTCATATGGGTAAAATTTTGTCTTATCTCGACAGGTTCAAGCCCCTCTTCCTCGAGCATGTGACGTAATGAAGTCGCGCCATAAGGGTCAATGGGGCATTGGGCAATTTTTACGGTATTCCGCAGTTTCAGGATCGTTTCAAATATCAGCCTGTAATCAACTTCGCCACCATCGGTCGGGATCAACTTACCCTGCCGGACAAAGGACTGATAACGTTCTGCGGTACTTTTCAGCGCGGTCTCCTGCGAGTAAATGGTTTCTTCGGGTGCCCAGAACAGAGGAGAAACACAGTAAAAATGTGTTATTCCGTCTATTTCACGACGAAAAACTGGAACCACAGCATTGAGGTCAACTTTCGAGGCCAGATCGATACCCAGCCAGCATTCTTCCCCTTCAAAATCTGACAACTTAAGATTTTTATCGGCTGCATCCATCCATTTCCTCAGGTCGTAATAAGCTGATTTTGCGCTTACCCAGCGATTGAAATGCTTGGTCAGAATCTTGTTTGTCTGCCCGGGCGTCGACATACCCAATAATTGTTTAGCCCGGAGAAAATCTGCTTTTACCGAAATGCCATAGTTGGGGTTTGCCTTGATTAATGCCTCAGGAGTCGTCCAGTCATCATCGTCATCAAGGCCATAAATCAGCCCAAATATGGTTTCATTTTCCTCACCATTACGGGTTCTCCGCAGGATCTCGACAACCTGAGTACGCTTTTCATAGCAAGGGGATGTAATGTCATAGCCGGCGGTGGTGATGATCAGTGTCATCGGTTGTTCACGAGCCCCCATACCGGTGGTCATGGTGGTGTAAAGCGCATCAGTAGTATGTTCGTGATATTCATCAATGATGGCGCATGATGGCGAATCACCATCCCCCGGGTCACCGATCACAGGCGCAAAAACCGAACCATCAGGGCGCGTCATTTTTTTTGCCCAGGGTTTTATCGAGAATTTTTGCCGCAATGCCGGCAGCTTTTTCACCATTTGCAGCGCAGGAGAAAATACCTTCCATGCCTGTTTTTCAGTCGTGGCGCCGCAATAGACTTCTGCACCATGCTCGCCATCTGCACAAAACATATAATTTCCTACAGCAGCGGCAATAGCGGATTTCCCGTTCTTCCTGGGCACCTCGATATAGATTTCAGAGAAACGACGCAGGCCTGTCTTCTTGTGTACCCATCCAAACGGTACGCCAAGAGCGAACTTCTGCCAGGCTTCAAATTCAATCCGGAGTTTACGCCGGGCCCATTCCCCTGAGGTATGAGGCATTTTCTGGGCAAAACGAAGAAATCGTTCTGCTTTGTTTTTATCGAAGCGGTAGGGCCAGTGGGGATCCTTTGCTCGTTCGAGGTCGTCCAGATGTCGCTGACAGGCAAGTATCGTTAACTGACACGCCAGAATCTTCCCGCCAACGATATCCCGCGCATACTGGTTCGCTGCATTGACGTTCGGATAGGTTGCCATCAGTCAAACTCATCGAATTCATTCCCGTCATCATCCGGATCCTTTTGTCCGCTGGTCATGCGAAGACGACTGAGCGGATCTAACCCCAACAGAGAGCCCAGGCGGGCAAGCTGGGAAACCGAGTCATTCCGGACATTAACTGCAGGGTGTTTTTTTAGGCCCCCCATTTCACTTTCTGAGGTCAGTCCGCTGGCCAGCATTTTTTCGGCTTCGAGCATCAGATGAAAAGCATTGCAGTAAGCCAGCAACAAAGGTGCGTCCTCCAGCTCAAACACCCCTCGGTCGATGAGTATTTTGCTTTGCGTTTTCCACATTCTTATTGCCGCCTCCCCCATTAACTCAGCGGGAGGCGCAATACGTGTTAATTTGCTTTTTTGCCCGGTGGGTAAAGTGGGTTTTCGGCCACCACCGGACGATCGAATTCCTCCGGCCATAAACGTTCCTTTGATAGATGAAACCTTCCGGAAAAAAGTTTCTTATTTCTGGCGTGTAAAAATAGACTTCAACGGGCAGTCCCGAAGCGCGAAAGGGGTCAGGGATTTGATCCCCCCTCCCCCCTGGCTGCAGCTGCCTCAGTCGAGGTGGAGGTCGTCATTCCGGCTGCGCCGGCGGCGAATACGGTTCGCACTGCGTGGGCCGGCATATCTCAGACGTTCAATGAACACCAGTTGTTATACCGGCGGTCAGGATCCTGTCGCTGTAGCAGATCCTCCATCGGCCTGCAGTACGCTTTCTGGAAGCCGTTCATCTAATGGCTGGTTCTCGAAAACCTTCATCCCAAACTGACCGATCCAGGTGCTAACTGAGTTGATGTTCCCTGCGATGAAGTCGGTCACCTCGGCGATCAATCCTTTAACGACGACATCCGTGCTCTGACGCCAGTAATTCTCAATCGCGACCAGCAACGGATCGGAACCATTACTGACAGATTGTTCACCTACGCTATACGTTTTTTTCTTCGCGCTATCGGTTATACATCGCAGCTGGCTGGTCTGGACGGCTCCAACCTCTGCTGCAATTACCTGCATCGTCAACGTAGCCACTTTGTTCCCGTCTGCATCAGCGCTGGATGCATAGAACATGGAGAGCGTCAGATCCGTGCGTTTATACATCATTGCTTACCTCCCCTACGATGGCGGGAACGACGACCGCCGGGAAACGGAGATTGTTGATCCTGTACCAGCTCACCCACTAAAGGTTCCTGAGCCGACTCAGCAGCCGGTGCCGGTGCAATATCATGCGCAATCGTCAGTTTCAGCAGTGGGCGGCCGCCCTGGACATGCTCAAAATGGATGCCATGCACGGCTTCATTCATTCGTGACTGACCATCCGTCTCCAGAACGGTCAAAACGCCATCAACGTATTCAATTTTGAAACTCTTCATCGGGTTCTCTCTGTTGCTGTTTTCTTGCTGTGGCAGGTCCAGCACAATGACTCCAGATTAAAGTCATCATCGGTACCGCCATGAGCTTTAGGAATGATGTGGTCGACACTTGAGGCTTTCGTGGCAATACCGTCTCGCCTGCAGTTCTGACAAAGGTATTTATCCCTCTTCATGATAAGGGCCCGTTTAATTTCCCACGGTCGACCATAACCACGTTCCTGCCGAGTTTTTCCGGGCTGGTAGTTACGCCAGCCATCACCAGCGTGTTGCTGCCGATGCATCTCACAGTATCCACCGACATCATTGGTCACAGTCGCGCATCCTCTGTGCCGGCAAGGTCGTTTAGCTCGTGGCGGCATATGCATCCTCGAGCATGAGTTGAGGGAGAGTTAAAGCGGTACTGTCGATGGGAAACTCTGAAACGGGCAGCGATGAGCATGACAATCCGTCACACTCAATCGCCACCAGCTTCTCGTCTACGTATGCAATTTTTAAGTTCTTCATCGCGTTACCTTTTGCGAATAAAAAAGCCCCGCAGATGCGAGGCTACTGGTTAAATATCAGGGTGTTACTGTGAAAGCTCAGAGTGTAAGGTTGCGGCTCAGCCTATCTGTGGTGGGACACAGTTAAATATTGTACTTGCAGAGGAATGGCTGATTAGCTCTGCTTAAGGAACTTTAAAATGGAAGAAGAAATTAAATATAACATCGAGGTGGATTGCTCAACTCTGGAGTCTGCAGCAAAAGAAATAAGAGCTCTCAAAGGTCTTCTGGCAACTATGTTTGTTTGCCTTGATCAGGATATGAAGGGTGTCGTAATACATCAACTTTCGCAGATTGATGATGAATACAACCAGAAAAACTTGGAGATGCTAAAGCAAATCCAACATATCCATAACCGACCTTAATAGCTATGGCAGACGGTTACAGGCTGTCTGCCGATCTATTATTTATTTCGATATCTTAATTGTAGTTCCGCAATCTTACAGTCCATAAAGTGTAGTAGTGCCTCAGCAGCATCTAACCGTTTGAATACCTCATCAATGTTTGGCTGCATACCTGAAGCGTATATCTTACCCTGCGTTTGAATGCTCCAAGCACTGACAGAGGTCAGGGTATTATCCGGTTTATAACACTCTGCAGAGGAAATTGCCGCTGAGACTACAAGCTCCTGCAGGTCTGGGCGATCATGTTCCACCACCAGAGATTCATCATTCGCATTGACATCATAAGATAAGGTAAACGGAGCGGTAGCATTGCCTGATATAACCTTCTCGACCAGCACGCAACCAGACTGAATGACTTTAAATCTGACTTTGACCCCACAGACAATGCCATCATTAATCTGTTGAAGGTTTGTAATAGTGACTTTCAACGTTTTCAAGTTGCTTCTCCTCATTATCTCTTAAAAGGGATATCGTTTTTTTATCCCTTAGAGGGGATAGACGTTCGCACCGATTCGTAAATCCGCTCACAGGGCATTCCTGTTTCCCCTGATTGGTTTTGTCACATATTCTCGTCCAGGATGTCCTCAAGCCATGAAACCGGCTAAAAAAAAGGCCGCATAGATATGCGACCTTTGGTTAGTACCAGTTAGAAAACTAAAATCTCTCAGGAGCCACCCAAGAGAGGCTTTTCTGCTTTTTAACTGACCACTGCCGTTTCGGTGTTGGCTGGCAGTGATAACGTGATGATAGCTTCATTTAAGTTATCGATAGCATTTAAATATCGAAAGAGCTCATTGAACCAATCATTTTCAACTTGCCGGAACATTCAACCAGAGCAACAGGCTTCTATGCTGGTCTTTTGAGAGCAATTACCAGTTCGCCCTAACGAGGCTGGTAACTAACATATTATTCGATGGTTCCTTAGACAGTGACCCATAAATCTAATTGTTTAATGTACCATTGGATGGGCACACAAATAACCACACCATCCCCAAAGTTAACAGATTTGATAACACACCCTTGTGGCGGAAAAAATTCCGCACCAGTCTGGGGCCGGATCGAGCGCTCAATGCCGTAACGATAACCGCATGGTAGTTGTGGTAGTAAGTTTACTGTCATGAGTGGCTACTTAGTTAAGAGTGGTTTGAGATCCTATAGTGCATGACATCCCCTGAATTAGATACAAACATTTCGATGCTGAAAGCTTGAATGTCTTGTTTTCAGATTTTTTGTTCACTTAAGGCCACTTATTTCATGTGCTATGCCTGTTACTTACTCACCGCCCGATAGTACGCCTGCCAGCGATACTTATCCAAACGGAGCTGGCGCAGGCATTGAGCGGTTTCTACATCAGACTGTAAATCTTCATCGCTGTCATTCCCTGCGTCACTTGCTTTGCACGGCGGACTCATCAAATCCGGGGATGGAGTTGGCAGCATCGATGGCGCGCTGACGCAACTGCACAGCAGCATCATCAAACCTACACACAGTACGATTCGGAGACTGAACATATTTCACCACGTCGCGGGTTATTGTTTTGTAGATGACCTTACCCGCTTCGTTAGCAGTCGCGGCCTTTTCCTCTACAGGCTTAATGGCATTCTCGGCCTTCTCTCTCTTCTTCGCAGCCTGAGCATTGATGTGATCAGCGTGGGAACTCCATCCCATACGCCATGAAATGGCACAGGACATTAGCAGGATTGCTATTGCGATGATAACGGCGGTTAAGCGACTCATCTTTGCTCCCATAAACACACTTCACGCTCAATTTCCCTCCGGGTAATAAGTCCTTTCCACTGCTTACCTTTGGCATAGGTCCAGCGGCGCAGCTGATCACACGCACCTTTCTGGTCACCCTGGTTGATTTTGCGAAGCAGAGTAGAGGTCTGGAAGTTCCCGGCTCCGACGTTATAGGCGAATGAGTACAGAGCCCCACGCATTGTTTCTGGGATCGGTTTTTTGATGTAAGGGTTGATCTGCCAGGCGACGGTATTCAGGTCTTTATTTAGTAGCGCCCGACACTCTGCCTCGGTATAGGTTTTGCCGAGCATGATGTCTTTACCTGCGTGGCCGTAGCAAACCGTCCAGACACCTACCACATCCTGATAAGGGGAGTATCGCACTCCCTCAAGCCCATCATTACCCGTCGGGCCAGTGATGAGTGCAGAGGCAATCGCCAGGGCCCCGCCGCCCACCGCCGCAAGAACAGTTTTACGTAGTGTCGGAGACATTATTCACCTCGAGCAGCTTTTCGCCGGTCTTCTTTAATTTTGAAGTACAGATTCGTCAGGTATGTCAGCAAGCCAAATACCAGACTTCCCAGAACACCAATGGCGGCCCACTGGGATGGGGATACTTTGTCGAGCAATTGCAACATCCAGAACCCCGCGTTACCTGCGGACGTTCCGTAGGCAATACCTGTTGTTAGCTTGTCCATTCGATACATACTCCACCTCCGGGTTAACGGGGTGCTTTGTGTTTGATAAGGTTCAGGACCGGCAGGAGGAAATCTTATCAATGATGATTCCAGGTACCTGAAAATGAAAAAACCACCCTGAATAGGTGGCTAGATAATTCAACGCGAGCTATGTGCCCGGGGATAGTGTATTGTTGCGGACCATTCATTAGGAAATATCATATGCAACAACGCAAAAACTCAAAAAACAATCGCAACTACCTCATCAAATGTACCTGCCCTAGCTGCACCAACCAATCAGAACATAGTTACACCCGAGTCCAGAAAGGCTCTGCGCTGATGTGCCCTCACTGTAGTAAGATTTTCACTCAAGACAAACTTCCCACCGCTTAGGCTTTACATCATCATAATCTCTGGTAATGCATCCACTGCTGCGCTCGTATAGATTAGAGAAGTAAGCCCATTAGGCAATGCGGCCGATGAATACCTGTTAGACGGGTCTCGGCTTACTGGCAGAAAATTAACGTTCTGGCATCGGCAAGATAAAAGGCCTGCCGCAATGGAAGGCCTTTAGGGGGTTATGCAGTATGTGTGGTGCCGGGTGCCTCCCGGTAAGTCTGCCCCAGTCAACAGACCCGCGTGTGTGCTCAAAGAAAAAATTGACTGGTCGCCCCACCGCACAGGGGGATTCACCACACACCCACATTAGCTACACGATATGCGCCTGGTCAATTCAATGTAACCAGTAAAATACATCTTTCGGAAACTGTATAACCTAGCGGGCAATAATTAATCACTGCATATTTAATCATTACAAAAACAACAATAAATTTTCATATCTGTTATCAAATTAAGAAAAAATACTGTTAGGAATTTTCTCACTTAACTCGCACACTACGCCTCACGCGAACCACAATATCCATAGTCTTTCAGAGGATAAGCTCACATGACAACCATAATGATGCTAGCGTTAGCTGTTGTTCTTCTTTTAGTTGCAGTGGGTTCACTGATGTCTTACATCAAAGAAAGACGCGGATATAAAAAAACTTTCAAAAAAAGATATTAACGGTTATCCACTTTTCAAGAAGCAGGGGTAGTGGTACGTAAACATTCCCCCTGTTTTTTTGCTACCACCTTTGGGAACAAAGAACTGCCTTAATCTATAAGTGCTCTCGCTTGTGATGTTCAATTTACCGTTAAAGCGCTCAAGCTGTTGAGCTAAAACCGCAGTCTGGTGCGAATCTTGCGCGTATGAGATTAAACGTGAAGTACAGCACGCTGTAATCCAATTACCATGACCTGATTACTGATGTGAAAAGCCCAAGTAGTGCTTAGGCTAGATTATGAACAAAAAAAACCCGCTTAGAGAAGCGGGAAGAAAGTTGGCAACCAAGGCTGTAACGAAAGGAAGGTGCACCTAATAGTCCGAGCTACCGATTTACCAGGAAAGCCTTCTTTTTTTACCGTTACGTTCGTTAACCATAGCCTGACAGACAAAAAGAGCAAGGCTTTTGTCATTACAGTCACTATGTTAAGGCATTAGTGTGGTGCCGGGTGCCTCCCGGTGAGCATGCCCCAGTCGGCATGGCCCGCGCTGCATTTACAGGTTTCTGTAACTGACTGGTCGCCCCTCCGCATAGGGGGATTCACCACCTCAATAATTTATGATGCAAACATTCAAAGTGTCAATATCTGACCATACCGCCAGCGCCTCTGCCATAATATAAGCCAACAACGCCCACTTAAATTGTATGCATTCTAATACTTAAAGCTATTGCGAAGCCCTGACTCAATGTAGCACTCACTGATATCAGGTAAATACGAGGAAAGTAAAATGCTGTCTACTGATAACCAAAGAATTTCAGAGATTTTTGAACGTTTGGCAGAAATAGCAGCTAAAACTGCTGAATTAACAAGCAACCCCAATCTATCCCCTGCTCAAAAGCAGGCAGCATGTGACAGTTACTTTATCGAACATGATCAGTTAACAACCGAAGCCCTGGAGATCTTCAAAAAAATCACTAAAAATCCTCGGTGAATGCTGAAGCATGTGAGATTGCGTATGCAATACGACGATATGACAGGGGTATTGATGCAGCGCATCTCGCGAATACCCCTGTCGTATCGCCGGAAAGCAAAAACCCCGCACGGGCGGGGTCTTCGTTATATTCAGATTGTCGCTTTTTGTCGCTGCCGAGTGGCGCAGCTCTGCCAAGCATGAAGGGATTATCTAACTTTCTGGCCCGTTTTCAATACCAAACAGGAAACATAGCACTTTTTGCTAATCCGCATGAATCGCCTTATGAACGGAAAGGAAAGCTTTTGCTCTGAATATTTCAAGGCACCAGCGCACTCTTTTCCGGGCCTCACTGTCTGTTAACCATGGCGCCACCAGCTGTATTTCCCGTGTTATGTCTGAGATTTTTTTGCGGGTGGTGTAATAGTTAACGCCAACGAGATAAACCGGATCACCCGTTTCAAATATCGCCAGTACACATCGTTCAACAAATTCAACATCATCCTCAGTGATCGCAGCGTCAATGGCGACCGTTGCAGGCTTCGGCCACAAAATGGCATGCGCCCTGCTTAATGCCTGTCGCCCGCGATACCCTTCACTTCTTGCCTGCTCGATTGCTGCCGTAAAGCGTTCTAATGCTTTATCTGACCAGTGATCACCCTTCATTCCTCGCCAGCATGAATGTCCTGATGGTTTACGCGGGGCAGCACCTCCTCTCATCCCTTCCCCCCAAACAGTAAGCAGAGATTTTATCCAGGCGGACTGAATGCCACTAAGGGGAGTGAATCGGCCCAGCCAGCTTTTGCGCGGGGCGGCGGCCACTTTTTCTAATCCTGCACGGTGTAGACGGCGTTGACGTGGTGTCATTCTGTTCTTCTCCTTACTACGCCAGAACGCCGAGCGCGTATGCCCGGTCCAGCAATTTAATAATTAATACCGGCTGGGTGCCGTATTCACGCTCAAAAGCGGCAGGGTCATGGTGCAAAGTGCGGTGGTGCTTGCGGCATAATGGGATCGTAAAAATATCGTGGGCCTTGGTGCCTACGCCGCCCTGCCCCCAGCCAATAAGATGATGTGCATCATCTGCAGGCTGCCCACAGCACATACACGGCTGTTTTTTAACCCATGAGATAAAGTCAGCTGATAACCATCGGCTCCGCTTAGGTCTCGCGAATAGTGTCGCCGGTGCAACAGGATCGACGTTCACTGGAACCAGAGGTTTGCCCGGCGTTGTTTTTGCCGTTGGCCTGATTGCTTTTTCGAGACGGGGAGAAAGAATGCTGGTGGCCGGTACCGACGGAACAATCTCACTCTCCCTGTAAACCGATTTAATCCCATCGTCTTTAATACGCAGGGATCGGCGCGCCATTTCTTCTGTAATTTCATCGCCAATCCCGGCGCCTACCGCCCACCAGCATAACTCTGCCAGTGACAATGAGCGCTGAGCGTCCAGACCAAGCGCGATGCGGGCAGTGTCGATTACCCAGTCAGCGTTATTAACACCTACCAGTTGATCGAGGGTTTGTTCCGTTTGGTTTTTCAGCTCATTATCACAGTGCCAGCATGCGATTATTACACCCGTCGAATGGCGAAACGGGACGAGCTCATGGTGATGGTAATCGGAATGTGTCCACTGACAGTTTTTAACCTGCCTACGCAACCATGACTCGAGGGCACTACCCCCACCAGCTGCAGTGATAACCGCCTTCTTCATGAAAAAAGGTCTGATCCCTATATCATCCCGCAATGGCTGCCGGGCATCAGGAAGACGTCCACTGGGTATCTTTTTCATGCTTGCCGGCGGTATTTCAACAAGAACTCGGCCGGCACCGAATAACGGCATTAATTCACTACCTGGCTTAAGCAGCACAATTCCAAGATGGCGTGCAATATCCACGTTAAGCAAAGCTCGCATCAGTCCCTCCACATTTTCTGTATGTAGGTCCTGTCAATCCGTGGCGGCTTCTTCGATTCCGGCAACAGCACGCGGATCTCCCACGATGCAAAGTCTCTGGATAAGCTCTTCTCAACCACACAGTTCTTTTTACGGTATCGCTCCACCAGCTCTGTAGCCTCAGCCTCTGAAAGCTGCTCGTGTAAAAACCAACTTTTCTTCATGGCTGATCACCGAACAGTCGCAAAAACTCAATCGCTCTTTCACGCGCGCCGGGTTCTTCAGCGATCATCTCCTGCAACAGCTGCACGGCGAGCATAGGCTCCTTTCGCCCGACGATGGAAATTCCTCTGGAGACACGGCGAGAGAGTTTTATAAAATTTTTTCTCTCTAACGCACGCAGATGCAACAGAACAGCATTAGACGAGCTAACGCCGAGCATATCGGCCAGCTCAGATAGCGTAGGTGGGTAGCCATGCTGATTGATGTAGGCCACCAGCAGATCGAAAACTTCCTGCTGGCGAAAAGTTAGTTTTGAAGACGAAAGCAAACCGGCGCTCGATGAAGGAGCACCAGTCTGATGGGATTTTGATACTTCGGGGGTTTGCGTCATGGTTTCTCTCCGCGACGCAGCAGGTATAGGTTGTTCAGGCCTATGACGGGATTGTAACAGAACCAGGGGGAACCTGGTAACCAACTCCAGACCTAGCCTTTTCAATCATCTGTGAAAAAAGAGAGAGAGTCCCCACGATCTCATCCGGCTGCAAAGGCATAAACGAAACAGTGTCGCCGCGCCGGTACATTAAAGCGCGCTCGCACACAGGAAAGGATGTAAGACGAGCAACGATCACCCCATCGTCGCATCTGATAATTGCATAGCCGGTGTTCGGCATTTCTTGTTTTTTACTCACAGTAAAATCCTCAAAATAAACCAGGCAAGCCACTGAACCTCAAATTAACAGAACCAGTCATCAGCGCTTTCCCAGGTGTCCTGCAGGATTTCCTCTACACGTGTTTTATCTCCGTCCATTCCACCCAGCACGGTCAACCCATCAGAGCTGGCCCGACGAATCACAAGTCTGTAGTTATTAAAGTTTTGATCCAATCGCCGCAGTAGCTCCTTCTCCAGAGCAGGCACAGCGCCATCCGGCAATTTTTTTTGGCGATCAATTGTGATTTCCACTTTCATAACTAGCTCCTCACGCAGGTACTGTATAAATAAACAGTATACCTGTTAGGTAAAATGTTCAAGCTCTTAATGCCACTTTTCGCTAACACATGCTCATGTTTAGATTGATTTTTTCTCCATAAAAGACAAAAACCGCCGTGGCGGGTTGAGGTTTAAATTACATGGATTTTGTCATCTTCGTGTTGATAAACTCGGTTGATCCGGAAAGTTCCCCCCCCTTCAACCACTACATCGTCAAGAGCCTCACCTTCTATAGCTTCACCTTCGATGGTGATAAGGGAATGGCCAGGAACAATGGCAACTGAACGTTTCCTGAGAAAGAGATGAGCACATGGTCTCCCTGACTTACTCTTCGTGGCACATCAAAAACGGCAGAAGCTGCGCTTGTTTCAGTGGCTCTGCCGTTTGCATGAAATTGGCACAGAGTCGAAACCACAATCTTCTGTTCAAAATAATTATTTTCTGGTAATAATACTTTAAAAGAGATACGAGATGCTGTTTATTGGTATTTACAGGAAGGCATTGGTTCAGGTGACGGATACATAGACTGTATATCCAGCATGGGTTAGATATTATAGTAACAATCCCGTAAATTGACATCAATGGCAGGTTTGAGAGAGATATCATGATTTATCATTACACGGATTTGAATGCGGCGAAATCGATAACTGAAAATGCCCAAATATGGTTGACTGATTATCGTTTTCTTAACGACAAAGAAGAATTCACGAATGGTCATGAGGTACTTTTAGACGCTCTCAACGAATATAATGATTATTCTGGAAAATATCCACAAAAGTTTATTGATGATATAGGTAAAGCAGTTGAGTTTATTCGTGACCGGGGGAGTAATGAGTTTACGCATAATAATATTTTTGTATCATCATTTAGCCGCACACCCGACCTACTGAACCAGTGGCGTAGTTATGGAATGTATTGCATTGAACTAGATGAAGTTTTTTTTAGAGATGATGAAGTTGTTGTTTTAGACTGCCATTATCTTCAAGATGAAGGTGATGCGCTGGATTATGCTATCCTTTTGATTGATGATCACATATTACCTAATCTGATGAATGTTTGGAAAAAAAATAAAGCATTACTATCGTTAGAGTTAAGTTCACTTATAGATATTTATGCACTTTCGTTCAAACATCAGGCTTTTTTTGATGAAAATGAAATCAGATTCGTAATTAGTTGTTCTCCTGATGATGATCGTATAAATTTCAGAACCAGAGGAAATCTATTGATACCATATATTCCATTGGCGTTTGAGCCTCAACTACTAAAGAGCATTACTATTGGTCCGATAGATAACCAAGAACTCGCATGTGCATCTCTTGCAATGTTCCTAGAAAAAATCTCACGAAAAGTAAGACAAGAACAAGATGATATTGAGTATTGTCTGGTTGTGGAAAACTCAGAGCTCCCATACAGAAATATTTAATAAAGAAGCTTATGGCGGTAATGACTCCAACTTACTGATAGTGTTTTATGTTCAGATAATGTCCGATGACCTTTTCATGCCGCTCCACCGATTTTGAGAACGACAGTGACTTCCGTCCCAGCCTTGCCAGATGTTGTCTCAGATTCAGGTTATGTCGCTCAATGCGCTGAGTGTAACGCTTGCTGATAACGTGCAGCTTTCCCTTCAGGCGTGATTCATACAGCGGCCAGCCATCCGTCATCCATACCACGACCTCAAAGGCCGACAGCAGGCTCAGAAGACGCTCCAGCGTGGCCATAGTACGTTCACCGAAGACGTGTGCAACAACCGTCCTGCGCATCCTGTCATACGCATAAAACAGCCAGCGCTGGCGTGATTTAGCCCCGACGTAGCCCCACGTTCGTCCATTTCAGCGCAGACAATCACATCACTGCCCGGTTGTATGCGCGAGGTTACCGACTGCGGCCTGAGTTTTTTAAGTGACGTAAAACCGTGTTGAGGCCAACGCCCATAATGCGTGCACTGGCGCGACATCCGACGCCATTCATGGCCATATCAATGATTTTCTGGTGTGTACCGGGCTGAGAGGCGGTGTAAGTGAACTGTAGTTGCCATGTTTTACGGCAATGAGAGCAGAGATAGCGCTGATGTCCGGCAGTGCTTTTGCCGTTACGCACCACGCCTTCAGTAGCAGAGCAGGAGGGACAACTGATGGAAATAGAAGCCACGGGAGCACCTCAAAGGCACCATCATACACTAAATCAGTAAGTTGGTAGCATTACCAGGTGTTTAAACCCATTCACGTTAGAGAAATACAAAAATATGTTTATTTAAAAATGATTAGCGGCCATATTTTAAGCCATTAAAAACGTAAAGTGCAATATAAACAAGACATTAGGATCACACAAATGAATAAATCGCACCTACTTTTATAATAAAGGGGGAGGCCCCCTTTATTGCATTTATTTAAATATTGTCATATAACTCTTGGATCTTCGATGGATTAGCAAAAAATCTTGCAGGATATGCATTTTGGTAATTTTCTTCAATATATGCCTCCACCTTCTGAATGAGATCTTGTAATTTTAAAGATAGATCATTTTCGTCAGGAGTAAGTAACTCCGTCGCATTTTTTAATCTAGGAACCTGATTTAATAAAACTGACGCAAAATATCTATTACCGTGAGTAACGATAAGATATTTTCGACTATTAAGCGTTTTGTCAATTGATTGTAGAGCTTGACCTAATATTTTATCTATAGTTCTAAATTGCAGAACTGTATTTATAAGCTTAAGACCACTTAAGGTTGGATTGAAAATAGAACGATACAATGTCCCTTCAAAATTTTCAAAAAATCTGCCGCGATTTGATTTTAACGTAGAGACTAGTGTATTACTTTTACTCAAACATGCCAGAGCATTTAAGGCTTCATCCAAGTCTATAACTTTGCTATTAGTTTGCGAATAATCTTCATCGGTACGCAAAATCTGATACTGATATCCCTCTAAAACTAATTCCCTGGATAATCTGTGCTGCTCCACCTGTTGTGAGGCAAAATCCCGACCAAGCACTCTATTTTGGAAGTTATTTGCCTTAGTTATTGCATTCGCTTGCAAATTATCTTGATCTTCATTAAGTACGATAAAACGAGCAGGTACTTTGAGACGATAAATATTCTCACCCAAAGCTTCTTTACATGCACCTATACTGCTTACAGTTTGTGCTCCATTAATTATACTGACATCTTTAAAATCAAAAACACCTCGATCGATACCTGGTGCAGCATTTCTTCGATGAGGTATTGCTTCATTTACTAAGACAGTTATGCCATTATTGTAATACCAAAACATGTCAGGATTTTCAATGGCAGATTTCTTAACTTCTTCATTTACCTCAGTTTTACCTAGCATATTCCTGATATTTTTAGTAAATAATCTGGTCCCATAAAGCTCCCACCAATCAGCTATTTGGTCACCACTAACAGCCCCATAGAATGCTTGATGAGGTTCATTCAAAAAACCAAAACGTTCAATTTCAGTTGCGTCTAAATCTATTTGACTTCTCGTACCATTTTGTAACCATGCCATCATGTCTTCAGACGAAATCAAATGCACTTGAAAATCCCAGTTTTCTTTAGGTTCGTCTGGTGGAGTAAAAGCTGCAGCATTTAACTGATGCTGCCATTCTTTCATGTCATCTAAAATCTCTGCAGCAGCTCCTTTTTTACCTGTATGAGCCATAGCAAAAATGAATTTATAGCCAAAGCTTCCTAGTGCAGCATTAATTTCCCCACTTTTACTTTGTAAAATAGTGTCAAAAAGCTCATATCTTTCACTTTGTAATTTCTCGCAAGCATCTTTGAAGCACATAAAATCAGCTTTTGACCAAGTGCCATTTCCTGCTTGGTTAAATTTTGATTGAACAACTACTACAATTTTTTCATTATGGTTTAATGCAATGCCATCAATACCACCATCATGGCTACTATCACAAACAGCCTCTCCTGCATACTTGTCATCAACACCACCAAGTTGATACATAGTGAATGCCGCAAGCGCCCTACTAGCCATTTTGACATTATAGTCATGCTGTCCAACTTCGCACTCACGCTTATGAATATACTCCTGGTATCGCCCCCTTAAAGTGGCACCTAAGCGCTGGGCAGTAACTTGAGACGTTGCTGGCGCAGCAGCAGCATTATCCTCGATCCTTATATCTGTGACAAAAGCCATACTTACCTCCGTAAATGTTCCATGATGAATTCAAGCTTGCGATTTTTTAATAAAAAAATCCACCAAAAAAGATAGGGATTGACGAATATCCCAAGTGTTTATCCATGTAATATGAATGCGCATGCCCATAACTTCGTATTAGAGATAGGCATTCTGACATCTCGCATCTTCTGCAGTTGCGTTCTTTCGCCATAATCAGTATCTCGCTGCGTTGCGCAGGCAGCGGTTACGCATTTTGGCAAGCAACCAGAGCTCGTTTGCTGTTGTCGTCATTCCAAGCATCGATGTGTAAACAGTCGCAGCCCGGCGCCACAGCTTTTTGTCTTCCAGCGTCTTCGCCAGGGACAGTGCGTTTTGGACTTTTTTCACATCCTCTTGAGATAATGGTGTTGCAGTCTGCGGCAGGGCAACATCGGGAATCTCAACGCCTGCAACCACTCGATAGACATACTGGTAGCCGTTATGGGTACGATGGAGTTTTCCCGCGGCATGGAGCTGCCGCAGCAAGTTACCTGCTGTACTGGCTTGCAAGTCCAGCGCATCACAGACATCCTGCAGGACGCATTCTGGCGTCCGGCTAACGATGGCAAGCACCATCTGCGCTTTGGTTACTTTGGTTTTTGATTGTTTGGTCATGGTCAAAACTCGTTTACTTGATTAAACCTGCAGCCTTACGGCGTTTGTACTCTTCCATCAGAACCTGCGCTGGTGTCGGCCCTGCTGGATGCCTCGGTGCTGCCAACTGCCGACGAATCGGGGGAATCGAAAACCCGTTAGCCATGTGTTTGGTCCATTTCGTGAGTAAGTTTTCTGCCAGTTTTTTCAGCTCTCCCTCAGTCAGGTTCCTCTCAACTCCGGTTCTGCGCATCTCAATGCAAATGTGATACATAACATCCTGTTTCCATGGGTATTTGTCGCTGCCCGAGTATCGGTAAGACTCATTCCTCCAGCGCTTGTATTCCGCCATTACAGATTCGGATGTCAGATTGAACGGGTTAGCACCGCTGGCAGATACCAGAGCAACGAATTCAGCCAGATCCGGTGGCCATGTGTTACCCGCGGCGCAGCGCTCCATGCACTGACTGCAGACCAGAGTAATCTGGGCTTCACTCATCGATCCAATCTGGGCAATCCACATATCCGAGGGCGCCGCCCCGTTCTTCTGGGTCCACCGGTTCGAAAATATTTCCCCCATGACTGTCCATAGCCGCCATGCCGTATCCGCCGCCAGCAAGTCCGTTTTGCTTTTCCCAGCGTTCTCTGGCTGCCTGAATTTCCTGAACTGCCCGGGATGCGGTGTTAACTGGTTGAATTCCTGCATGGTCTTTACCTCCGGTTGCTGGTTGCGGTTTAGATTTGGCTCTGGCACTTATCACGCTGCGGGCAAATTTCTGCTCCCACTGAATCTGAGTGAACACTTTCCCCTCGGATTTCCAGTACGCGGTGAACTCTGCCAGCTCTGTCGGCAGGTATGCCGGTTCGGGAAGCGCTATACCCCAGGTAGCAGCCAGTCGCGGCCAGTCCTGTGACGGCAGCCAAAGGTCGTGCATGGCGAATTTCCCGATCGGAATATCCACTCCAGGCAGATACTGAGGTTGCTGGGGAAAATTTCTCTCCTGCGCATAGAGAGTGGGGTTTGATCCTTTTCCCTTCCCTTCCCTTCCTTTTCCGTCAGTGAGTCCTCCATGAGGATTCACTGAGTCCTCACTGAGCCCTCCTTGATTAGGAGCTCTCTTTTCTTCCTTTCCTGCCTTAGACTCAGTGAATTCTGGCGGAAGAGGTATTTTTGAGGCCGAAGGCCTGTTTATTTTTTGATGCTTAAGGAAACCTTTAATCTGCAAATAGCAGACATCATTCACTGAATACTCAGTGAGTAATCCATGAGTAATCAGTTCCTGTATTAGTGGTTCGCAATCGAGCGCGTCCGCAGGGAAGATTTGCATCTTCAACCGTTTTGGCGAACGCTCAAGGCATCCCATATCGTTGGCGAAGTTGAACAACCCGATAAACAGGAGACGCGCTGGAATTGAACATTCCACCACCTTCTCATCTGTCCAGAATTCAGGTTTAACTGTTCTGATGCGGGCCATCTGAAACCTCTTATTAACCAGCTGGTGCTGGTGGTCATTGTCAAAACTCGATTAGAAAAACTGCGGCGCTACGGCGCTGATGCTCGCCAGTAGTGGTCCCGCCGCATCTGCAGGGAGCATGTTAAAAAGTGCAATTGCAGCTTCCCGTATTTCACGCTCTAGTTTCTGCAGAGGTGCGCCAAGTAACTTGGCCTGGTGCGCTTCGCTGCATTCTTTGATTGCATTGGCCACCAGCTCAGTTTCAGTTAAGCCATGTTTTAGGCCATGTTTGCGCGCGATCTCTATCGGCATTGCATCAGCGATCGCCGCCGAAAGCTGGATGACATAACTGGTGTACTTCTCTGAACCGCCCTCGTTTTTCAGGTAGCGATACAGATTTTGTTTATTGACGCTGATACCGCGCCCGTTTTGTTTCTCCCACTGTTCGGCCACCAGCTGCGCGACGTGGTCTTGCGCACGCCCAGGTAATGAGGACTCCCATTCCTGAACGGCGGCCAAAATGGCTCGGCATTTCTTGCCGTCACGCCGACGGGGCAAATACTGATTTTCCGTTTTCAGTTGCATACTCATCACCGGAGTATGATTTTCAAAAGAGGTGGTTTGCATGGTCACTCCTTAGGTATTCCATCCGTCGGATTCGGATATAGATCAGGACGTAATTCATGAGGCGTAACGCCCGTTGCATTAAAAACCTGTAAAACTCGCGATGAAGGCACAATACCTTTTGTTTTCCACTGACTTACTGCCATGCCGCTTACTCCAAGCGTTGATGCTAATTTATTGGCTGAGCCAGCTACTCGAATTGCGTTATCAAGGGCTGTCATATCTATCTCCTCGTTAAGTTAGGCATAATAAAGCATAGGTTTATATTCAATGCAAATTTTTAATTTATTGTGACTATAAACTAAACCTTTACAATGGGCTTATGAAAAACACTGAAGAACTCAACAACCAACTGATTGCTCGTTTGGAAGAAATTACTCAAAGAGGGATCAGCAAGGCGGATATGGCTCGCATTGCTGGAGTTACACCTCAAGCGGTGAATGGGTGGTTTAAGAAAGGAGTAATCAGTAAAAAGTCCGCAATTGCCCTCGCGGAAGCTGCCAATGTGTCTGTAACTTGGTTGCTTGGAGAGAAAGTATCTGAAGATTCAGGCCTCAAGCCAAATGAGAGCAAAATGTTACGTCTGTTTAGGCAGTTACCTGAGGCTGAACAAGAGAGAATGATCGATACGTTTGAAGTCCGCCTAAAAGAAATCGATGATTATGTTGAGAAATATCTCCGTGGTCGATTTAAGGCTAGCGACACTAACTAACATCTCTGATCTCACCCCATGAAACCGGCAAATGCCGGTTTTTTTTTGCCTGCCGCGCAGCCTCAATCACTCCAACAGCTCCCCTGTCTCGATTAAAGCAAAAGTTTGCACCTGCATAAATCCAATATTGACATCGAACATAAACCAATGCTTTAATCATTCCATCGCAGCAAGTCATCGAGGCAGGAAGCCCACGTAGTAGCTGCCGGCGGCATACGAAACACCGGATGAGATGACAGCAATATCAATCGCAGCAGGTTCAACGTTCGGCTGCCCGGCCTTAAGGGAAGGAAATGAGTATGGATAAAGCATACGAAGACTATTTTGAAAGCCTCTCTGAAGGTGAGGAGGCACTGAGTTTCAGCGAGTTTACCGCGGCGCTTTCAGGTAAACCGGCAGACTGCGCCTCTTCTGAAATGTAATGGAAATCCTGCGCGCTTCGTGGTGGTGAATTGCAGGGTGAAAAAGCTCAATCGTGAAGATCAGCGTCACGACACCACCGACGAAGCGCGTCGAAGTAGTGAAAATAAAAAATCAGGGTTTGCAATGCGGTGAATGCGGCTTTGCGCACGCGACACAGTTAAAAAAGTAAACATGGCGGTTATTCACATGTTGTGGGGAAAAAGTTGTCGGCGGTAGTTGTTAACTGGCTGCCGTCACCGGGAGGCACCCGGCGCCGCATTGCAAAACCACATCCCAATAATGAGTTAACTGGAGATAACTATGAAGGATTTTGCCCGAGTACCTACCGGTAACCAAGCGACCCGCCTGAACTGGTTCGAGGTGAGACTGCGCCAGCTGTGTTACTTGCTGGCGCAGAAAGGAAACCCTGAGGCTGAGGCATGAATACCCTGTTTGCCCTTGTCATCAGCGTATGTGCTCTCACTGGTGAATGCTCTGATGTTCTGATCGGTGTTTATCCATCAGAGGCCAGTTGCAACAGAAACGCCGATGAACAAAAAGTACAGGGCCAGTGCCTCCCCTACCGAAGTGCACAAAAAATGGCTGACGACCAACAGCCTGCAGTGAGTTTTTGAATCGAGTTTTGACCAATGGCCGTTACGGCCGGAGAAGTGATTATGGAATTTGGAATGAAACGCGTTCTGGCATCTGTCCAGGCCGCCGCCACTTTGAATAAGCTCTATGACGGCTCGCCCGTTTCACTGACGGCCATCAGTAAAGAGTCAAAGCTGTCTACTTCATACCTTGAGCAGATCTTCAAAAAGCTGCGGGCGGGTAACCTGGTTATTTCACAGCGTGGCCCAGGCGGTGGTTATAGCCCCCGCGGCGATGACATCACCGTTACAGAAGTGATCACTGCGGTATCTAAACTGCCAGCCCATAAAACTTTTGAGCCTATCCTGCGAGCGCTTGACGACGTTCGCGTATCACAGCTGCTGCGGGGCGATTCGCCAGCCCCATAAAGCACAAAACCCGCGCAAGGCGGGTTAAGTACCCGGTCAGCCGACCAAAGCTTTCCGGAATCGAGTTTTGACCAATGACCACCACCAGGGCGGCTGCCATCAGCTGCCGGGTATCTTACAATCCAAAGGAGCCCAAACGCAATGAACAACTACCCGTATCTCATTAAAGCGAAGGCAAAAGCAAACGAAGCGAAAAGTCTCTTCTGCTGGTTCTCTGCTAAATCCGATTCTCGCGCCGAGCGCAAAATCCTGGACATCCTGGAAGACGCTGAAATTAACGTTGGCCGCGGCGCCAGCCATCAGCTGCCGATCCGCACCAACTGGCTCATCGTTGATGACTTACCGGAAGAAGGTGTACTGGATGACACCTGGTGCGATCGCTACGAGCTTGGTGGTGAAGACGGGCTGACATGGCAAAAAATCGTTGCGCCAGCGGCTGCTGAACCACAGCCCTCCAGTAAACCAGAAAACGATATCTCTCCTGCAAATAGCGATGAAGAGGACTATTCGAACAATGAAGAAGCACTCTTCAACCTGGCGGAAATGTCATTCCGCACGCAGCTGCTTGCCCAGTATATGGCCGACGAGCGTCACGTGTATCACATTAGCATTCCTCATCGTAACCGCCTTTCAGCGATGGAAATGGATACGGATAATCACGGTGTGCAGAATCTGCTGCTGACGGCAGAAAATATTCCGGAGCTTAAAAAATATGATATGCCTGGCCTGTGGAAATTTACCAGTGCATTTAAGAGCGTATTTCCTGTGGGGAAACGCCATGAGCTCGGCAAGCAAATTCAGTTCGCCAAATTATGGCTTGAAACGTCGCATATTGACCGCGGGATCCTTACAAAGGAATGGGCTGCTGGAAACTATATCACCTCAATAAACAAAACCGATGCCGGCGCCAATGCTGGCGGCGGTAACAAAACTGACCGCAATCCGGATTATCAGCATTCGCTGGATACTCTGGATATAGAGATCGCTCTTGCAACGATGCCTATGGATTTTGACATCTATAATTTTCCGGCATCAGTCCACCGCCGCGCGAAGGAAATAGTACAGAAGAAAGAAAGTCCATTTAAAGAATGGTCTGCAGCATTACGGAGCACACCAGGCATCCTTGATTATTCCCGTGCAGCGATTTTTGCACTGATCAGGGAAGCATCCAGTGGAATAACTCCTTTTCCAGATCGGTTACGTGGCTACATCAACGCGAATCTGACTGAACATAAGCATGATACCCCGAGCGCTGAGACGCTTACCAAGGCGGGACATATTCCATCTGCTGCAGTCACTCTGGATGCAACAAACCAAGTAATCGCCGGAGAGGATAGCAGCGCAAAACTGGAAACACTCTCCTCCGACATTAAAGCAGTTGGTGCCGAACTGGTAAAAGAGGCTCAAAAGCAACGTCCGGACGCTAATCAGGTTCTGGCCGCCGAGCGCGGCGAATATGTTGAAGGGGTTAGCGACCCTACGGATCCGAAGTGGGTAACCGAAGACCTTACCAAGACCAGGCAGCCTGAAGTTTCAAAAATTGGGGACGGAGTATTTTCCATTGAAGGTCTTGTTGACGTTACGGGCAAGGTTAACCAAAAAGAAAAAACAGATGAAGTTGTTCATCAAACGGATTCTGTAGATATTGAATCCGGTCATCATAATAAGGAGGAAGATCAGCCAATTGATTATGTTCACGTTATGGTTGATCTGGAAACCATGGGTAAAAAATATAACGCCCCTATCGTCGCTATTGGTGCGGTTGTTTTTGACCCGGCAACCGGCTCTATTGGAGAAAGTTTCTATAAAGTCGTATGCCTTGAATCCTCCGTGAACTGGGGCGCCGTAATCGATCCATCTACTGTTATCTGGTGGCTTAAGCAGTCCTCCGAAGCACGCTCTGCGATCGTAAATGATGATGCTATCCCGTTGCAGGATGCATTACTCCAGTTCAGAGAATTTGTTTCTGATAATGTCGCTGGTGGGAGCAAAAAGGCGCAGGTATGGGGTAACGGTGCGTCATTCGACAACTCTATTCTGCGTTCTTCTTACGATTGCATTGCTGAAGATTATCCGTGGGAATACTGGAACGATCGGGACGTACGAACAATGGTAGAGCTCGGCCAAGCCATTAGCTTCGACCCCAAAACAACGATCCCGTTTGAAGGGTCTCGTCACAATGCCCTCGCTGATGCTATTCATCAGGCCCGCTATGTATCAGCGATCTGGCAGCGAATAATTGCCGGCAATCAGGTGCTGCAAAAATTGATGCAAAACTGATTTTGTATTTTCAGATACTGGCCCAGCAATGGGCCATGATGAGGTAAAACATATGCTCCAGATGTTAACCCTTGAAGAGTGGGCAAACGAGAAATACAGAAGCAATCCTCCAAGTGTTTCCACTCTCAGGAATTATGCTAAACAGAATATGTTTTCTCCCCCAGCCAAAAAAGAAGGTCGATTCTGGCGCGTCAGGGAGGATGCTGAGTTGGTCGGTACATTGACCACTCCTGTAGTAAAGAAAAGCGACCCTGTTCTTTTGCAGAGGATTTTGAACGATGGCTGCCAGACCACGTAAAAATAATATATCTATTCCAAATTTATACCCGCTCTTCAGCAGAAAGGTTAATAAAGTATACTGGCGTTATAAGCACCCGATAACTGGTAAGTTTCATAGTCTAGGAACAGACGAAGCAGAGGCCACGGCAATAGCTATTGAAGCAAATAAAAGACTGGCGGAACAACAAACTCGCCAGATAATGGCAATCACTGACAGAATTTCCACCAGCTCAGGAAAATCAATATCAACTAACACCTGGCTTGAACGTTACTGGAAGATTCAGCAGGAAAGATTGAAGTCCGGAGATATTAAAGAAAACACTATCAAACAAAAAGCAAAACCAGTATCTCTGCTTAAGGAACGGGTAGGAATGAAATTAATATCCGCTGTCAATGTTCGAGATGTTGCGCAAATTCTTGATGAATATTTAGCGGAGGGACAACCCAGAATGGCTCAGGTCATTCGCTCTGTCCTAATAGATGTTTTTAAAGAAGCTCAGCATGCGGGAGAAGTACCTCCTGGTTATAACCCTGCACTAGCAACTAAACAACCTCGTAGAAAGATCACTCGCCAGCGCCTCACTCTTGAGGAATGGCAAAAGATTTTTGATATAGCCGATGAAAATCACAAATACATGGGGAACGCCATGCTTTTAGCCATAGTAACAGGACAGCGACTAGGTGATATATCCCGTATGAAATTCTCGGACATCTGGGACGATCATCTACACGTTGAGCAAGAGAAAACCGGAAGCAAAATCGCTATACCATTAGCTCTGCGTTGCAACGCAATCAACTGGAGCCTACGAGATGTAATCAGTCGTTGCCGGGATTATGCAGTAAGCCCTTATTTGGTTCATTTCTTTAGAACCACCTCACAGGCTGAGCGAGGAGCACAGGTGAAACCCAGAACACTGACCATGAATTTCAGCAAGGCAAGAGACAGTGCAGATATTGACTGGGGACAAGGTACACCGGCAACTTTCCATGAACAAAGATCGCTTTCCGAGCGGTTATATAAAGCCCAGGGTATAAACACGAAAGATTTACTTGGACATAAAACTCAACAACAAACGGATAGGTACCATGATGATCGTGGGAAGGGGTGGACAACGGTGGCCTTATGA